TAGTTTTCTGGATGCCGGTGTGTTTCTAATCTTCGCTTAGTGTTATTTAACAACTTTTTTTCTAAAAACTTTTCTTCTTGGACCAAATCGTCTGATGGCTCGCCAAAATGTACTGACGAGTCTTCAACATTTCCAATTAGTTTAAAGTTGACACAATAGGGGAATCTGGCGAAGAAGGTAGATTTATATTCGTCGGAGTCTATGTGATGGCGATTGGCACTCGCTCCTTCTTTATGATACTGCGATGACTCGGAGAATTTTACTACAGAAAACGGTGATATAGTTGGGACATTTGAAGCTGGGTGCCAATTTAATATATCAATAGCAAAATGTAAGTGGTAGTATTCTGTGAGTCTTTGAACTATTTCTGGATTGGTTATATACCCAAGTGTGCCGTCTGGAGTTGGGCCACCTTGAGGAAGATTCCAAAAAATGTTTGTTGTACTGAATGCTTCGAAAAATAAATTGTGTTGTTCTGGGTGTTTGCAATTAATGAACTCAAAATCGACTTCATCGAATAATTCATCTGCTGTAATGGGTAAGGGTAAATCTAAATCAATGTAACATCCGTTCGGAGTATACAAAATCTTTATCCCATCACAAAACCTAGAGGGGAATTTCCTTCTTCCATATTATGGATGCCGGCTACTAATTGCTCTAGTTCTGAGAGTGCTTCATTTTTAAGAGCATCACCATTTAACTGTATTGCTCCACCTGGGCCTGGTAGTCCACCTGTAAACTTACTTCTTGCTTCACCTAACATTAGTTTAGATTGTGCTAGTGCATAGTTACTTAACCAGTCACTTGCATACACATCTTTAATCAATACACTTTCAGGTATAAAATTGTTTACACCTACTGCAATATCTTCTGCATGGTTAACATTTCGTAATATAGTAAGTTGCTTACTATTTCTATTAAAGGTAAAGTTGTATTCGCTACCAAAGATTCGACCAATTGTTTCTTTATACTGTGCAAAAGCATCAAATACTGCTAGTCCGCCTATTTGCCCTGCTTGTAGCATGTACATGTTATTAAACGCAACATCAAACGGATCAAAGTTTGTTCCGCCGCCGCTGTTTGTACCTATACCACGTCTGTATAATCGTTTGACGTCAATTACTTCATCTGGAAGGGTGTATTCTACTACACCTGCTGTAGTTTGTATAAAAATAACTGCTTCTTCTACACTACCACTGCTCAGTTGACGATATTTTTGAAGTGCTTTGTTAATTGCTATGTCGTAATGGGCTCTGTCTAACTCAACGTCCACCATGCCGTCAGCAAGTCTTAAAGATATCTCTTCAATAATTTCTTGTCTGTCGTTGTAACCTATTTGATCGATTCTAGTTGCCATACAACTATTTATCACTTTTTGCTATTAAAAGGCTTTAAGAATGATTGTAGTATCGTTTAGGCGTCCGGTGAGTGATGTTTCTACTGCTTTAATTTCTTCAAAGAACTTTTGACATTTAGTCTTAGCACTTGATTTAAATACAGGCATTTGGTCTGCTGGTTTGCGTAATGTTTTTTGTACACTAGTCTTTGCATCGAAGTCAATGATAGTAGTACCTTTAACTTTTAAGCCAGCACCTTCTCTTTTCATGTTTTTAGGATCCGGATGACTTGCTTTGTATACCCCTATCTTTCTAGACTTAGTATTATATACCCAAACTTCATTGGCATACACTACTTCTTCTGCAGATATACTTGCAATTCCTAATGTGCTTTCGTTTACCTGAAACTTTAGTTTAGTAACCATTTTTTCTTTGCTTACTGAACGTTTCTTTCTAGGCTTGCGAGTTGTTTTACCTGTTTCAATTAATGTATCACATGCTGTTTGAATCTTTTGAAACCATTTAAGATATTCTTTACGAAACTTGGGTGTCATAAATGAATAGCCTTCTTTAATTTGGTCACAATCCCAAGCAATAATTTCATGTGCTTCAGCTATTTGGGGCTCAACACTATCTCTAATAATTTTTGCATGGGCCGGCTTAACTACTCCTCCAGCATACACTAGCATATCTTGATAAGGGTCGAAGTCTGGTAGTGTTTGTGTGCCGGCTATAAAGTCATCTAGTTTACCTTCCCAATCACCTTGTAAGTTTTCTACTTGCTCTCGCATTCGTTGTTGTATAGAGATAACAGGTTTTAGTTTTGCTTCAGCAGTTGCTTCTTTTTTCTCTTCAATAATCTTGTTGCCTGCCTCTATCCAGTCAGCCCGTCTCGTATTAATATGCACTAATACCGCTTCTGGCATAAACCCTATCTTATGAGCAATATAAAAGTTAGTTGCTGAAGCTCCAAATACCCAATCTGGGTTTTTAAGGATTGCTTTAATATCTGCTTCGTCCCAATTGGATTGTTCTTTAATCCAAATTCGAGTTAGCTCTACTTTCTTCTTGTCTGCGATTTCAGTCCTAGCAAAATACTCGCAGTCTCGAAAACTTTTTAATTGTTTTTCAGGATCGACTATGTCGGCGTATTTCTTCCATTCGGGTTCTGGTGTAAAGTATACGTTCTTTGCTTTTCGCTTTGCCAAAATTATTTACTCTCTGTTAATACTGCTTCTGGATTTTCCAACACTTGCTTAATAGCTGTCGGTAACAGTTCATAGTTATGTATAGTAGATTTGTCTTTTAGAATATTGTGAATCTTTAGTGTAAGTGCAAGTCCGGCAATCCCTACGAATTGACCTTCTCTAAATCCTGCTTTGTAACTAAAATATGAATTTGCTATTATAAACAAGCCTATTATAATCATTATTTCTGATGACATTTTTATCTCCTTCTTAATTGGTAGTTAGTATAGCACCACAAAAAAGGAATGTCAATAGGTTATTTTGACGTCATTTACTAAAGTTGCTTGGCTGTGAGTCCGATTGTAGCACTTGCACACACTTTATCGTTTTTCCAGACCTCACAAGAGTAAAAAATGTGGTCTCTTCTACGTTTAATAAGTTTGGCTGTGAGTGTTAATTGGTCTCCGGGGAATACTGGAGTTCTAAATTTTGCTCTATCTACACTGGTAACAAAAGTAACATATCCACTATGTCCAACTTCGCTAATTTTGTCTTTTGCTAAATGTAATGCATGTAATCCAGCACACTGATTCATACCTTCGATGAGATACACCCCGGGCCATATTTTAATGTGTGGGAAGTGTCCTTCTAGGACTGGATGGTCTGCTTGGATAGTATATGTTGCAACAACATTCTCGTCATCTAATATATTATGCGAGTCTATTAATGCAATTGGGTGTCTGTGCGGTAGTTCCATACCAGTATTTAACTATTTCCTGTAGTAGTGGGTGTGATTTTCCGTAAATAATTTGTAAAAGTAATCGTTTACTTTACAATATTCTTTATAATTGAAATAAAAGTTGTTTTGTTCATCGTATAGCTCGCCTGGAGCGGCTAATCTTTCATCGTGGTACGGTAATCCGTGTGCAACAAATAATGGACTTGATACATGTTTGTTTGCTGAAGTTAATCTATTGTTAAACTTCATGGCATACTTTACTATGTCGTAAAATGTTAGCCCATTTCTATTTTTCCAACTCAGCGTACTTTTCATTAACGTGCCTCTAGCATCCATTGGTATTTCTTCACCGTTTTTATCAAACTCTGTGAACTCATATCCATGCTCTTTCCAGTTAGCACTAAATTCACTTATACTAAGTTCAGTAAAATAGTGAGCATCATCATCAGTTTTTCTAATATACAACGGATTCATGTTAATAGTATGTAAAGGATTGTCTTTTGAAAGTAAAAACTTACTCATCTTGTTAAGAGTTTTCCTAGTATCACTGGGTAGACCGGCTATCATACCGCTCATAAATGTCATGCCCTTCCAATAGCCGTCTGCTAACTCTCTCAAATATGCAAATTGTATATTTGGGTTTAATCCTTTGCCAATATCTTTAGCACATTCAGGATCAGTTGTTTCAATACCCAAGTTTGTCAGTCTGCAACCACTTTCTGCAATTAACTGTGCTTGTGGTGGATTATGTTTACGATTCATGTATACTAAATCTAATCTAATGTACGAACTCCACTTTAATTTAAATGGAAGCGTCTGTGTCATTGCATGCCAGTCAATCATTTTTTGATGGTCATCATTAAACGTGTCATCTGTTAACCAATAATCTTCTATACCATACTTTTCGTAATTCTCTATTAGTTCTTCTCTGATATAACTGAAATCTCTTACTGCTTCGCCTTTAGCTTTGCCGTTCAGTGGGAAAGAACAAAAACTGCATCTAAATATACATCCTCGAGCAACTTCCAAGGGTAATATTTCGCCACGTTGGACTAAATCTTCTGATTGCCACACTTGGGTTGAATGTTTTATGTCTAACTTACTTTCGCCATCAGCAGTTACCATTACCTTATTTTTATTTGTGGGTAAATGGTCTGCTTTGCCGCCATCTTTAAGGTGTTGTAATATTTGTGGCATTGTTACATCGCCAAATCCTAAATTCACATAGTCCATTAAACCTTTTTCGTTAGGATCTGGATGCGAATATTGTGCAGTAACGTTTGCTCCGCCAATAATATATTTTACATTAGGATTTATATCATGTATATATTTGCCTAGTATCTTGTCGCCTTTTGCACCAGTTGAAAAGAAATGTTTACGAGTAACTGTTAAGTCTTTTATCCATTCGTCTTTTTCTTCTCGGTCAAACCCTTCAAACGGATCAAAGTTTGATATGGATGGTCGTTGTGATAGTAATTGAAAACTTCTAAATGTGCTACTAACTCCTAACATTAAAGTTTCTTTACCTACAAACTTGTCTATAACTCGTTTTGTTGTTTCGATGTCTAAATGAAACATGTTATCTATAACTTGAACTGTAAAGCCATGCTCTCTGCATTCGTGTGCTAGTTTATACACACCCATTGCTCTACTTGTATTAAAATTTGATCTGTCATACCTACCGTCTTTCCATTTGTCTACATCATTTACACCTGTTGTACGAGTTAATCCATCACGTTTTATACCGTGATGGTCGATAGTAGTTTCGCTCATAGATTGTAATGGATGCAGGTTCCCCCAGCCAGGTGAGTCTGTGAACAATAAAACCTGTACAGGTGTATGTGTTACTTCGATGTTTTTAAAAGGATTAATTAAACCAGGCTGGTTATGGAATTGCTTATACAACTCTAAGGTAAAATCTGTATACGTTAGATCCGGTACATGTTTTGTTGCTTCTGTCATATGTATATTTATCAGTCTACGAATGCACGTTCTAACACAAAGTCGCCCGGCTCACCTAAATTTCCTTCTTGAAAATTATGCTCTTCGAGAAAATCTCTACACTCGTAATTCATCTCTGGGCCTCCGCACACCATAACTCGATCTGTATCTTTATTAAAGCCTCCATCTGTAAAATTATTTACATGTTCCCAGAAGCGTCCTGAACGTACATAATCTTCTTGGGTACAAGTGTCGTAATATTTAAGTGGAAATGTTTCTGCTAATTCTGCCATTAAGTCAGTGTAAGTATGCTCTGCGTGTGTTCGTGTGGTGTGTACCAATGTAACATTTTCAAACTTATCGTATGTATCAGGGTCTCTGATTATACTTAGGAAGGGTGCAATTCCTGTTCCAGTTGAAAGTAAAATTAAATTCTTTGCTTTAGTTATGTTATCAATCGTTAGTGTGCCGGTTGTCTTAGGCATTACTACTATTTCGTCTCCAACTTTTAAATGCTGTAGACGGCTTGTAAGAGGTCCGTCCGGTACCTTAATACTAAGGAACTCTAACTCGTCTTCATAGTTTGCACTTGCAATACTGTATGCTCTAATTAAAGGACGTGATCCTTCCTCTTCTCCTTTTAATCCAATCATAGCAAACTCGCCATTTATAAAACGAAAAGTTTGGCTTCGTGTGGTCTTAAAACTAAAAGTCTTGTCTGTCCAATGATGGACCCATGTTACAGTTTCTATGTTCAATGTTTATCCTTGTCTTAATACCTGGTGGAGATGATAGGGATCGAACCTACGACCTGTTCCGTGCAAGGGAACCGCTCTCCCAACTGAGCTACATCCCCAGAAATTAAAAGAGCCCATACAATGAGCTCTTAGTAAATATGTTGTTACTTAGATATTTTTCTATTTAAGTATGCTTTCATTCTATCGCCAACTGAGTTAGCGTTAGCAGTTATGTTTTTACCTATTTGTTCAGAATTTTTTCTAATGTTTTTACTAATTTGTTCTGCATTTGCTTGTACGTTTTTACCAACGTATTCGAACCAATAGTGTCCTTTTGAATCTTTTTGCGGACCGAATTTATTAATTGACTCGACTTTTTTTGCAACTTTTTTTGCTTTTACCATTTCTATCTCCGTGCAATACATGTGTATGTGTAATATATCATTACCGATATATAGTTTGTATTACAGCACATGTATTTATACCCTACTCGTCCTCTTCTCCTTTGATTATGATCCAGACTATGAACACAACACACCCGAACGCATACACGAAAATTTCTATCATATTAATCCCATAAATTTTCGTAGTACTTGCCGAATAGTTTAAAGCCGTTACTAATACGTTCTTGGTATGCAGTACGTCCTTCCCAATCCCAAAGGGCGACAATCTCATCAATTTGGAATTGATTTTCCCAATCGTTATGTTTGCTCTCAAAGGCGAAGATCATTTCATCCATTACCCAATCCCAACGCTCAAAGAACTTGTTATCAGTCTCACCATTTTTAGTGTATGCTGTTAGTTCTTTTTTAGTAGGACGCAACTCTGCCGGGACATCTTCAGGGTACACATAAGGAGCACCATGCTTGGTTAATTTGAGTTGCTTGAGCATTGGCTCAATGATATATGAAAGGGTATGATCCATACTCCAAGTGTCGAAGTCATCTATATGCACAGATACTTTAGGCTCATTACCAATACCAAACTTTTCGTATAGAAAGTTATGATACCAACGATGTGTCGGATACTTTCCTATTTTAATTTTCATTAGTTCTTCCACCACCTTATCTTTTTACCATAATCATTTTCAAATTGTTCTATGAGAGAGTCTTTTGATACAAGCTCTTTAGACTCAAAGCCATATAACCATTCACTTAATGCATTCCAATCTTCTGTACGCATAGGAGCAACACTATATTCGGATTTACCACACCAATATGCGTCTTCATCAAGTCCATAGATATCAATACGTCCACATGAATAGGATTCAAGAAATTGTTTGTACTCCATTACTGGTAGTATCTTACCAGAAGTCTTTCGCAACTCGAAAGGTATGCCTCGTTCTTCGTACCAACGATTCATTACTGGACCCATCCAGTTTGTGCTATAACTAATCATACTAACTTCATCCAATCAGTATCTTCTGGCATCATTTGTACTTGACCTTTGAATTGTTGTTGCTCTATTAACTGATTATAAACACCTGCGTTATTCATACGCAAACCATAACCTTCTTTGTGGCATCTGTAGAGTGATCCGCTTTCACCATGAAAATGAATTTCATCTTCACGATCAAACACAAGAGTAATACCACTGTTCATTCGCCAACTGTCACCATCTAAGTAACCACCACTCCATCCTGCTAGAACTTTGTAGAAGGGGAATGTACCTTTGCCTTCTTTGATCTTTAATATTACCCAGTTGTCGGGATTATAATCCACTATTCCAATCCCCAAATATTTTAGGTGCTTGTTTTTCCGCCTCTTCCATATGATATTCACCAGGGTAATGCTTTAGGCAACGATATGCTTCTTTTCGTACAGCACTCGGTACTCGTGGAGTTTTCTTGGGATCCATTAAGTCTACAAGGAACTGCCTTGTGTTATTTACAGCATTACACCTTTCATTTGGCATTGTCATTGCGATACTCCAACTCGTTCTGCATAGCAATTTTAATTGCTGGATTGATTGACGGCACATTCTTAATGACGGCTTCAATGTGGTCAGTGGTCATGTCACACAAAGTAATATATGACAGCGGTTGATCGCCGGCAATGCCATATGTTCCCCAATCACATGACTCTCTAACCTGTTCATGAGAATCTGCAAGTGTAACGGTCAACAATTCTTCGTCACCGTTGGCACTGGAACGAATATAACTTAATCCACCATCAACCATGTACTCGTTGCCGTTCTTATCCTTGTGAGTAACATAATCATGCCGGTGTCGGCTTTGCAATAATGTGCCGTCTGGGGTTCTCATTGCATTGCGTATCATACGATAATCTGTATCTGTCATTACATCTATCCTATTTCAATTTGGCGAGCTAGTAAGGATTCGAACCCCAATCGCAAGGTTTTGGAGACCTGCATCTTACCATTAGACCACTAACTCATAAATAAGTATTGGTGTTTTAACAGCTTCCCGGAACCGAGATCTTCAGTTCTCCACCGCTTCAAACTATCGTACCCAAGTGTACGGACTACTGTCATCGTGTTCCAATTCTTAGGAACTACCCTAAGTTCTATCATAGAAGGAACAACTTACTACTAGCACAGAGTTAATGTGCTTGTCTGTTATACGAAATAATCTTTACGCTGTTTGATATTCCACTTCTCAACAACAGGAAGTCCAAACTCGTCTTCACCAACTACCACATAAGCAACTGTCTTCTTAACAGTAGCATAACGGCGTCCGCTATCTCCCCCAACTCCATGAGATCCTACCCATACAACATGTGGGTGGTCTTCGCAAAATGCAAAATTATCTGGATTATTACTAAATTCAAAGTAATTTCCGTATTCTTTTTCAGTGAAAACGCCTATTGGATCTGCTGTATGAGTGTAATATGCCATGTAACTACTGCCTCTTTGCGTTAATATGTATACTATTATACAGTATTTTGCTGGTAAGTCAACCGTTTTTTACCGGTATTTGTGGTTTAGATAAGTACTATTGTAGGTCATACGGGTCGTAGGAGACGCACATGATAGAGATAGCAGGGGCAATTAGCCTGGCAAATGCCGCCTTCAAGGGCATTCAACGAGCAGTCGCGGCGGGTCGAGAAATAGAAGATGTTGCTGGATATTTTGGTAAGTTCTTTGATGCTAAGGATCAGATAATAGGTGCTAGCCAATACGGTCAAAATCAACCAATGATTAAAAAGTTATTCAGTGGCAGTAGTGTAGAAGCACAGGCACTAGAAATAACAGCCGCCAAACATAAAATGGCAAATCTTGAGAAGGAACTCAGAGAGTTTTTAATATATTCAGGACAAGCTGGGTTCTATGAAGATATGATGAAAGAACGCAGAGCAATCCAACAAGCTAGAATGCGGGCGGCAACGCTCAAGGCAGAGTCTAGAAGGTTCTGGTTTGATATGGGTGCTATTGCTGTGGGCATAACAGCATGTGGTGGTATAATAGGCTTTATGGCTAGTTTAATTACATCAGCTAGTTAAGTAAGTGGCGGAGAGTGAGGGATTCGAACCCTCGATACAGTTACCCATATACCTCCTTAGCAGGGAGGCGCTTTCGACCACTCAGCCAACTCTCCGTATGTAGACATTATAGTAGTTATCACGTCTTGTGTCAAGAACTTTAGAAAGTGATAAATACTGCTATGCCTAGATTAAGTTTATGGAACAAGAACAAAACAAACGACTATGATTTTCAAGATAGAATTATTGCCGAGAATATCAACGCGGGTGGAACAGGAGTCTATGTACACAAATACATAGGAACATACACTGATGACACCACTGCAAGTACCGGAACAGGAGACTTGTATATACAAGATGTACTGTTTTTAGAAAACAGAGACAGGAAGTATGATACTGATATCTACGAATTACGTGGCAGTTATACTCCCGGTGATCCAGAGTTTGACTTAACACAGTTTGGACTGTTTGTTAACAATGACTCATTGTTTATGACTTTCCATATGAATACCTTAGCTAGTTTATTAGGCAGACGTTTAATGGCAGGTGATGTTGTTGAGCTACCTCATTTACGAGATGACTTATTACTTGGTGGCGGTGAAGCCGTTAATAGATATTTTGTTGTTAGTGATGCAGGCAGACCAGCAGAAGGCTACGATGCAAGATGGTGGCCCCACTTGTGGAGAGTGAAACTAACTAACATAACAGACAGTCCAGAGTACAGAGATATACTTGGCACTGGTGAAAGTGCTGACGATTTACGAAATATATTAAGTACTTACAGCACAGAAATTGCTATATCAGATAAAGTTCAAGCATTGGCGGCGGCTGAAACACCGTATGATGCAGACTATGTAGCTGGTGGTCATTTGTATGTAGAAGGTGACGCACCTGGAATTTATCTTCCTAATGTCGATGGCACTCCTCCAAACGGAGCAGTTATAGTTGGCAGTGGCGCAACATTCCCGGCAGATGCAAACGAAGGCGATTACTTCCTAAGAACAGACTTTTCACCGCACAGATTATTCTTAAAGAACTTGAGTGTTTGGCGTAGGGTTAGTGATGATAAGACACAGGCATGGTCGGCGGCTAACAAGATACTTACTTCGTTTGTTAACAATGATGACCAAAGAATTAATACTGATGGTACAACTGATTCAGTTAAAACTAATCTCAGTAAAATAGTGAAACCGAAGGCAGACTAGTATGGCAAATATGGATTATTTTTATGACGCACAGGTAAGAAGATACTTACTACAGTTCATGCGGATCTTTGGTGAATTTAAAGTTTCCGAAGGTAAACGTGGCGGTGTTACATATTATAACAAAGCTCCTGTTAGATATTCAGACATGAGCCGAATGGTTGCTCACATCCTTACTAAGGGTGGCGAGAACATGATTAACAGCACTCCATTTATTGCATGTAGTATACAAAGTTTATTAATTGCTAGAGACAGGACACAAGATCCAACACTAGTTTCCAAAGTGCAAGTGGCTGAAAGGGCATACGATACTAATACTTCAACGTACGGCACTGGAAAAGGAAACTTATATAGTACAGACAGAATAATGCCTGTACCTTACAACTTAACAATGCAAGTAGATATTTGGAGTAGTAATACTGACCAGAAACTACAGTTGTTAGAACAAATTTTAATATTATTCAATCCAAGTTTGCAGTTACAACAAAACTCAAATCCGTTGGATTGGGCTAATATATTCGAAGTTGAATTAACTGATATACAGTGGAGTAATAGAAGTATTCCAGCTGGTGTCGATGAAACGCTCGATGTTGCTACGCTGACATTTGTTATGCCTATATGGCTAAGTCCGCCGGCGGCAGTTAAACGTCAAAAAATTATTAACTCTATTACTGCTAATGTGTACAAGACAGATAGCACAGGCGACTTAGGGTACGATTCAGATATTTACGACTTCTTTAGAACCATAGACGGTGATATGGAAATTCAAACTATTACACCAAATAACTATTGGGTAAGTATAGATGGTGCTGAAGCAACACTATTTAAAAGTGCTCCAACTGGTACTCCAGCTCAAAGTGTTTACGATGACGGAACTACCGTGAAAGCAAATTGGAATGACTTATTAGAAGTGTTAGCACCTCAAACTAGCAGTGGATCTGCTGGCTCGAATGCTGTAAACCTTGCAGATATTCCGTTAACGGCTGGAAGTACACTACAATTAAATATCAATAATGACCTTGAAAGTGCCTCGTTAATCACAGGAACTATTGTCAGGTCAGTGACAGATACTGCTAAGTTAGTGTTCACATTAGACAGTGATACATTGCCTAGTACAACACAAACTGATGTAACAAGAATTGTTAATCCGCTTAATAATTATCCAGGAGACGGCACACTAGTTGCAGTTGCAACTGGACAACGATACTTGCTTACTAATGAAATTGTTGGAGACAACTGGGGCATCTTTAATGCAGATGTTCACGATATTATAGAATACGATGGTGCTAAATGGATTGTATCGCTTGATGCTAGTGCTCAAACTACAGTACAATACGTTAAAAACTTATACACAAACAAACAATACAAATACGAGAACGCCTCATGGACAAGCACACACGAAGGTCAGTACAACCCAGGATATTGGAAACTGAACCTGTAAAAACATTCGAAGGGATTGCTGGAGCAGGAGTTTTGTTTCTTGCTAAAGACACTGGACGATGCTTATTCCAATTAAGGAATAGTGATAAGCGTCATAAGAATACTTGGGGTTTTTGGGGTGGCATGATTGATAATGGTGAGACTCCATTTGAATGTATACAACGTGAATTAGAAGAAGAAATTGGGTTCGTTCCAGAACTACAAAAATTAAATCCTATAGATGTTTATCAAAGTAGAAACAAAAACTTTATGTATTACAGTTTCGTTGCTGTTGTGCCGAGTGAGTTTATTCCTACGTTAAACGATGAAAGTGCCGGGTATGCCTGGGTTGATATCGGCAAGTGGCCCAAGCCGTTACATGACGGTGCAAGGTCTACACTTGGCAGAAATAAAGGCACAGATAAACTACATACCATCCTAAAAATCAATATGTGATAAGTACTAGTATGTCAAAAGATATTATAAATTTTGATGTAGTTAGACTGACCACCGAGCTGAACAAATACCACAAACACAAATCTATACCTACATCGTTTTTTAACGGTACGTGGACAATACCCCATTTACTAAAGATTTACGATGAGTTAGAGAGTTATCACCAAAATATAGCTGATAACTTAATCGAGCAGTATAAAGTATCTGTTCAATCTAGTAGTGAAGGTTTGTATAAAAGTTTAGTAAACGAGTATAAAGCGTTTCTATCTACTCAGACTACTCGAGATCAACGATGGTACTATCCACCGGTGATGAATAAGTATCGACATAACATCAATCCTATAAGAGCGTTAACATTTGATGTTCGAGAAATGGCGTATGTGGGTAATGCTTCAAGTAGTCATCACCAATGGCTGTCTGATTTAATAACAGATCCAAACTTTTATCATAGAGTAATACAAGATATAATTAAAGACAGAGAACGTGTAGATATAATTTTAAATTTTTATCATCCTGCTTATATTACTGCCGGATTAAATATTCCGTTTGAATTAAAACATTTGCAAACGTTACGCACAGACTTACTTGAGTATGCAAAATTATTTACGGAATTTAGAAACTGGACTCCGGACGAATAATTATTTGCCTGTGGCTATCATAATTCCGTTCCAATCCTTAGGCAAGTCTTGTGTCTTTTGAAATTCACAGCGTTCAATCCACATAGTATAGTAGCCTTTCATTTTGCCGTCAAACGTTTTAGATAATTGCTTACATAATTTAATTGCTTTATCAAAATCTTGATTGCGATAATGTTCATGCATTTGTGCATGTAGTTGTTTGCCTTTAACATACTTAGTTAGCTTAATATCTAATGCAGTATATATTTCTATGCCAACGCTTTTACCTTTTACTTGCAAGTCATCTACTTTTAAATAAAAGAAATTATTCTTAGTATGTTTATATGTATCACCGCCCACAAGGAGTAAACATCCGTACTCTTTACATTTGCTTTCTATTCTTGCCGCGGTACTAACTGCATCTCCGAGTATGTCGTAACTGTGCCTGGCAGTGGAGCCCATTTCCCCAATATAACCGAGCCCAGTATTAATACCAGCACCCATACCAATGGGTGGTCTGCCTTCTTTAACAATTTTATCATTGAATTTCTCTACTGCCCTGAGCATTAATATGCCTGTTTCCACCGCACTCTTAGGGTGGTCTGGATCATCCATTGGAGCATTATGTATATGCATACTGGCATCACCGATATATTTAATCACCATGCCGTTTGCATCTAGTATAGGTTGTGTAATTGCATCCATATACCCGTTCATTATTTCTGTTAACCCTTTAACATCATCGCCAAAGCTCTCGCCTAATGGGGTAAATCCACGTAAATCTGAGAAGCATATACTTACTTCCTTCTTCATACCCTGCTTAATTAGTTCTGGGTTTTCTTGCAACATACGAACCACTGTAGGAGAGGCGTAACCGGCAAATTGTTTTTGTATCTCAGCTCTTAGTTTAAATTGTATCCAGAAGTTATTAAAACTTGCCTGTGTAAATATTAAGAAACTTGCTATTGCTGGAAAAGTAGCATCAAATAATACTAAGTTTGCAGTATAAGAATATATACTATAATATACAATTCCGCCTATAATAGTAACTGTGGTCACTAAACCTACCCAAATGTGCGATTTATATATTGCTAGACCTATTAATATCATGCCCAGTAACGCACACAGAAGCTCGTACACAGCACTTAACTCGTTCCTGGTAATGTTACTGCTATCTATAAAGTTTTGTAGCATATGAGCGTGTATTTGCTGTGGATACAAGTTGCCTCTTGGTGTAGGCACAGGATTTGCAATACCTTCTGCTGTAACACCTACTATAACCATTTTGCCTGCAAGATGGGTCAGAGTTTCGGCTCCTAAGTATTCAATTTCCTCGAATGTATTATTAAAGCGAATGTATGCTGTGCCGTCTGACTGTGTTACAATTGGATCGTATCCTTTAACTGTAACTTCTTGTATTCCTAATTCGCTAGTTTTAACTATATAACTTTTTTGACCTTTACTTACCCTTAGCATTTCAATAGCAAAACTAGGATACAGTCTATCGCCAACTGTAATTGCTAATGGGTATGTTCGTGTTTGATTATCTGGCTGTGGCGCTGACGCTGTTACGCCTTTGCCGTTTGCTACTGCTTCTAGTAGCGGAATGTTTGTAACTAAGTTGGGCCACTTTAGTAAATAATTTTTTGCTGGCACAGGACCGATTGTGCCTGTTCCTATATGTGGGCCTGATGTTTTAATGCCTCTTGTACTAGTTGCTTGACTTAATACATTAAAGTTAATAGGATTACGTCTTGCTCCTTGCACATTAACTTTATTTTCCATCAAGTAATTAGCAAATATTTCATCTCCGGCGAATCTATCTGCTTCAGGAAACATAATAGTCCAGCCTAGCACACCGCCTCCGGCTCCTGCAACATCTATCACCAGTTGTGCATAGTATTGTCTGGGCCAAGGGTATTGACCATTAACTGCTAAACTTTTTTCCCCGATGTTTAATAGTACAACATCCTGGCTTTGCTTAATTTCATCTAACTGTTGATATGCATCAAATGTTTGCCCTCTAACACTCTGTAGTGCCGTTGGATCTGCTACTCGCAATGCAAGTAGCAACACAATAGATATCAATACTGCATAACCACTATATAAAAATTTCATAACAGTATTTAGCTGTTATTCAGTGTCGTTGAGTGGATTTTCAAGTATAGTCATTATCTTGTCTTCCAGCTCTTTTCTTAACTCTCTAGTTTCTGCATCCATCTCTTTAAAACGTGTATTCATATCACGTTCCATAGCATACACATCATTTCTAATTTCTCTTTGTGTGTCAGCTGATGTTTTTTCAGTTTCCCTTGATAAGTCCATTGCTACTTTAACTTCGTCTCTAGCTGAATTAATATCTGCTCTCAAATCCGTTTTAATAACTTCAGTAAGTTCAGTTAGTCTTACTAGTTCAGTCTGAATTGCTTCTGGTTGTAAGTTTGCTAATGTTTCTTCTGCTTCAAGTAGTCTACTGTAGAGTTCAAAGCCTCCCCATAGTCCACCGATTATAGTACCAAGTAAAGGAAGCATAATCATAAGTTTTGAACCACTCATTTTTACACCTGCATATTCTACTTCTGCCATTTTATTTCTCCTATTTTTCTTTTAATTTATATTGGCTGTATATCATTTCTTTTAGTTTCTCTTGAGTATTTCCAGCCATCATGTAAAAACTCTGTACGTTATCAACATTCTTTTGTCCTTTGTACACTTGCGAACTACCATACCATGCTTGTTGGTCTGCTAATTGTATTTGGCTAGTGTACTCACTAAAGCCTGCTGTATAACCAATATAAGCAACAGCAATAGTTTGGTCGCCATATTCATTGGAGTCCTCATTACCTGCTTGTATTGTGTCTAATTCTGCTTGTAAGTTTGCGGCGGCAACTGTTGCTCCCATTGTATCTGCTAAACTTTCTACTGCGTCTGATTGTCGTTGCTCTTGGAACGTAGGTGCTTCAACTTCAAACCTACTGTAATCTGCCGGTGCTTGGCTTAGGAATTCTGTTAAGCCTGTGCCACTACTTAATGCTGTGGTTAGTTCATCTTCAAACTGTATGTCTGCTCCACTTATGCCACTTGTACCGTCATCGAAGTTTTCTACAAACTGTAGTGTTTCTTCTTGTTGTACTGTTTGGGCATCAGCTGAACTTTCAGCAACTGTAAATGCACCAGTATCAAATGATTCTGTTACACTTGTTGTAGCACTGAAACTTTCTTGTCCCATGCTTTGCTCTATTTGTTCTTGGAAGAAACTATCACCACTTGTATCTTCTTGTGCTAACATTCCTTGTCCGCTGTCCTGGCTACCATTTGAATTTTGTGACTGGCTTGAACCGTCATTGCTTTGAGCATAACTACCACTGCCGTCATTACCACTGCTATTGCTACTGCCTGATCCATCGTCGAAACTACCTGAGCCGTCATCAATACTACCTGAGCCGTCATCAATAATATCAGCAATAAGTTCTTCAACAACTTCCTGTGTACTACCACCGTCGCTACTGTTAAAGTCTAAATTAAATTGTGCTACACTAACACTCATTACACCTGAACCAGCATTACTAAGAAACTGGGTGTCTGTTTTTTGTTGTTCTTGTCGTTGTTCTTGTCGTTGTTCTTGTGCCTTGGGTGTAGTAGATTCTGCTACTTGATAATCGCCTGGGCCTTCTTGAAATTGTTCTTCATGCTGTTCTTCATGCAGTTCTATGTCAGCATACACTTCATTTCTAAAGTCGTCTAATTCGTCTGCACTTAATATGTCCTCCAATCCTTCTTCTTTGATAAAGGCTTCGAATGCCTCTTCTGGATCAAGGTCAAAGTATGCCTCTTCCTCATACATTCTTTCGTTTTCAAATGCTATTAGTTCATCTTCCGATAAGTCAAAAAATTCTTCAAGCTCACATGTAGGACATTTTTCAAAATCCTTTGCTATCATTTCTTCGTACATCAGTTCTTCTTCGTCTGAATAAACTTCATACACTTCATAAGCGTATTCTTCATCCATTAGCATGTCAAATGATTCCCAATCCATCTCTCCACTCTCGTCAAATACTACTTCTTTGCCGTACCACTCATCTACTTGATCTTGTCCAAATTCTTTTAGATCGTATTCATACCAATCTTTTGATGTCCAGCTGTATGCGTCTGGTCCAAACTCTGCTTCAAACTCTGCTTCCCACATATCTTCTTGTTGCTGGTATTCTTCTGTACTCCATATATCACTGCTTGTATATCCATCTACCCAGCCGTTTTCTTCTGCTTCATTCAACATAAACTCGTCATGCATTTCATAGTTGTAATCGTCTTGTCCTATAATTTCATAAACTAAGTCGCCTGGGTTGTTACCTTGAAATTGTATGTTAGGATCATGTCCTAATGCTAGTAGGTCACCTTGGCCCATTGTAATTAGTGTGGCTTCCTGCATACTTAAACCTTGACCAACTAACATCTGTTGTTCTTCACTTAAATATTCAAACTTTATATCGTCATCTTGCATTGGGTCGTATTGGTCAGGAACATATATGCCATCTTCATTCAAATAAAAGTTATCGCCGGACGTATTATTCATGCTATCATAATCCACATTAGGATCATATCCATCGGAATAATAAGAGCCATCTATACTAATTGTCGAACCATCACTTTGCGTAACTAATCCTGTGTTAGGATCATAGCCGTCCATGTTGCCAAATTCTTGTGGGTTATAATTAAAGTCATACGCTTCTCCTGTAGCATAATCATAATCACTGAAAGTTTCAAAAATACCTAATCCGGCACATTGTGGTAAGCTCGGATCTTCGTAACATGCATTTTCTTCTAAATATGTGTCTTCTAAGTCACCAAAGTATCCGTCACAGTCTGGACTATATGAACTATCGGAGAGGCATTGTTGTGCTAAGAAACTTATACTATATAAACTACATGATGTGCTAAAAAGAGGATTATTCTCACACTCTGCAGGCTGTACGCCATTACCGTCTTTGTATATTGCTCCGCCTTCTACGTTTCCTTGGTCATAGTCGTCCCATATAAAAAGGTGTCGTCCTTGAGTGCCGTCATTTGGGTTTATACAATCTGCACACCAACTATTATCACTAAAAAAGTATGCTTCAGTAAAGGAGTTCGAGTTTTTCTTTTCTCCAATTAAAACATTACTGTGACTAATTTCTAAGTTACCGTATATGTAAGCATAGTCATCGTTTTCGTCATCTGTGTTGCCTGGGCAATCTGTACAGTTTTGATTTAAAAGCACCACCTCAAACGTATTATGTGCGTTTGGATACATTGGATCAAATTTATCCGTATCTGCTGTTACGCCATACTCACGCATATAGTACCAGCCAAATGTAGCAAAGTTGCCCGAGTTATTAAAGAGCATTGTGCTATTAACCGGTGCTTGGGTATCGTATATTGTGCCTAAGTCTAAGTCACTCCAGAAAGGGAATAGTGTATCGTTCATTCCTGAAGAGGCACTTAGATGCTTTACATCATAACTACAGTAATCACTACTGCTAAACGCACTTGACTTCAACAGTTTTAAACAACCATTAGTACTCATTAAGCCGTGAGTGAATGTTTCGCCATGCCAGTCAAAATCAAAGCCAATAGCAAATGCTATATTACAACCTGTTTCATCTGCGGCGCCTTGACATAGTATTGAACCGTTGCTGTTGCCACCCTGATAATAGTCGCCAACAAGATTTACTAAAGGATAGCCAGTATTATCAGTCGTGTATCCTCCGTCGGCTTCAGATACTGTAGGAAATAAAGTTAGTACGCCTACAGCAAGTGCTGTTATTAAGCGTTTGATTCCCATTCTGCCTCACATTGGCCCGAACTTTTCTTCTTGCCTTTGCCTGTTTTCTTACGACATTTTTTCATGAACTTATCAAAGTCTTCGCCTGTGTTAAGTACATTCGAGTCTACTTTAGCCGATGACCTTGTGTTTTTCTTTCTGCCGAACCATCCACGTTTAGCATCTGCTCGTTCATCGCTATTCTCTGCCCATTGCTTAGTAGCCGCATCGCCAATTGCTCCCATGTAAGGACAAGGTGTTCCAGCCATTTCCATCGCTGTAAATACACGTTCGTCTTGACACATTAAACTAACTGCCGCAACCTTCATGCCCATATCGTATATAGTTTTACTTAACTTTATACGTTCACAGTTCATATCTCTAACTGATTTACCGCCACTTAGTCCAAATACTTGTCCTTGGAAAGCACCTGATATACCAGTTGTACATAAGTCTTGTGAGTAACTAGAACCAATGCTTGGTGCAATAGCACTAGCAGGTGGAGCCTTAGTTGTTATCTCTTGCTTAATAGTCTGGTCAGTCTTGTTGATGTTTTCGTTTTTATTAGTATTATTATTGGTGTTGGTATTGTTACTTTCTGACGTGTTGTCAGTTGTTACATTACTGTCACTAGTCGATGTATTATTATTGTTATTAGTATTATCACTGGTCGAGTTGTTATTGTTATTATTGGTGTTGGTATTGTTACTAGTACTATTTGAATTCACGTTCTGATCAATATTACTATTGTTCGTATTAGTGTTATTCGAAGTACTGTTTACCGTGCTATCACTAGTGTTATTATTGGTGTTGGTATTGTTCGAAGTGCTATTGTTGGTGTTGGTATTATTATTCGTATTAGCATTGGTGTTATTTGTTCCACCACTCGACACATTGTTGTTGGTACTAGTCGATGTATTATTATTCGTGTTCGTGTTCGCGTTGGTGTTATTATTTGTCGACGTATTATTATTGGTGTTGCTGTTGGTCGAATTGTTAGTATTGGTCGAATTATTCGTGTTCGTATTCGCGTTGGTATTATTGTTGGTATTATTGTTGGTATTGGTATTCGTGTTCGTGTTCGTATTCGCGTTGGTGTTCGTGTTGGTGTTCGTATTCGCGTTGGTGTTCGTGTTCGTATTCGCGTTGGTGTTTGTATTTGTCGAATTATTCGTATTCGTCGAATTATTCGTATTCGTCGAAGTATTCGTGTTTGTGTTCGCGTTGGTATTCGTGTTCGTATTCGCGTTGGTATTCGTGTTCGTCGAAGTATTCGTGTTCGTCGAAGTATTCGTATTATTCGCAGTAGTTGTGGTTGTACTTGTAGTATCCGATGTACTTGCTTCACAATACTGGGTACCTGCTGTACATGTGCCGGTGGCCTGGGCCTGTACTGTACCAGTTGTCGTCATTAACCCAATCAAGGCTAATGCTGATAAGATTCTTATCTTCATTTTTTCTCCTTTAGGGTACTGTGTTTTAGTGGGGCAGTTATGTGTGGGTGTGTTGTGTAATAAAGTAAACCCTGTGTTATTATGTACAAGTATTTATCGTTTAAAAAACAAAAAAGCACTCTTGCGAGTGCTTTAGTGCTAACATTATCGCATCTAATCGTCTATCTATCGATTATTGCTAACATTCCTTTGGGTTAGTTGTACAGTATTTTTCTAACTTCTCTTGGTTCTGTTTGAAAAGTAAGACTAATTCCTGTGCTGTGAGTTGCTTTTCCTTTTCTTTTCTGAAAAGAGAAAAGTTACCTACTTTCCCGGCTCTTTGTCTTTTTGTAATTCATCAGTTTGTTTATCAACATTTTCTGCAACTGTTTTAACAACACCTTGTGCTGTGTCAATAGTTACGTCTGCAATGTTTCGAACATCATCAGTAATCGCTACTGCCATTGTGGCGGCTCCGCCCACAACAGAGTCAACTGTTCCTGTGACAATCTCTGTACCAGCATTCCAGGCGCCACTAACTGAGGCACATCCTACGATGCTTGATAAAAGAATTAAACCGAAAAAAGATACTAAATTATTCATATCCGTCTCCTTATATAAGGTAATAAAGCCATCTGCTATTATTACATATAGTATTTATCTAATTAAATGATGTGGTATGGGTCAAACGTGCCTGAAAGTCCGTTGTGTTTTTCAATTTCCCAAAGTTCCATACGCAGTATTTGTCTAGTGTGTTCGTTTGTGGTTGTTTGTATGAGGAACATTAATTGACTTCTTTGGGAATTTTCTATTTGGTATATCAGTTCACACCAAGCATACATTAATCCAGTCAGCATAAATGTTGCCATAATGGTTACTGTTAGCATAGGGAACATCAAAGAGATTATAACTAAATGTGGAATTGCTACAATCGTGAGTAATAACTGTGTAGATTTCTTATATTTAGAAATCGCAGTGGCGAGTTTAGCCTGTGTGGTTTTCATCTAGTTGATTATTCTGTGCTTTGTGCAGTTCTTCTATAATACTGTTTTTGAAGTCTGCGCCATGCCAATAACTATCTAAACCGATATCCACCATAAGTGCTACTAATACTAATGTTAGTATGAAGCTAAGGTATATGTTTATACCAGCTGATATCTTCAACCACTTGATCATGTGTCTCATAGCGTTAATTATAGCAATTATTTAACGACTTGTCAACCTTTATTAGTCTTGGGTTACACTTATAGAACAGCCGCCAACTGTGTGGCACGTCTGAGTAAGTGAGTATGACTTTGCTGAATTCGAGCTTTGTAATAGCGTCAGATTACTAGGTTGTGTTCCGTTCAACACTATTGTGGCTGTGTGAGCACCATTACTGTGTTGAGTTATACTACCAACGGTACCATCAACGTAAGAGGAATAATTTAATGTCTTTGCTCCATCTGTTTGTTGATTGACATAAAGTGTGTTGTCATCTGCATACAAGTATAAATTTGCAGTATGACCATCATAAGTATCAAGACTACCGTTTCTTTGCATTCCAACAAGAGTATTATTGTTACCGTGAATGTCTAACGTTGCTGTATGGTTTCCGCCCTCGTCGCCATCATCGTAAAATGTGGTACTCGATATACTGCCGCCAGAACCAAACCAAACTCCTTGACCATATCGAACTGTATTAGAATTTCCTTTGATATGAAATCCTATATCTGATTTGCCACAACTTGCGCCACGAGTACAATTTTGATGGAAGTATATCTGATTACTATTTCCGTCTAAGTCGCCGCCAAACCCAATACCAGTGCCCCAGGCATTAGTCCAGCCAACTTCGTTATTACTGCCATGCTGTTCTATTTGCATAGTGTTGTGGGTGCCATCAACACTAAAAAACACGTTGTTACTTTCGGCGCCCTCGGAGTGTCCTTGGCCTATTTTAAGTGTATTGTTAGTATTATTATTCAATCCTAGTACTATATCTATTTTATTAATAGCGCCGGCTTGCATTATATCTACAACCACATTATCACCTTCCTGATCTAGCACCACTTCATTGTCTGCTTTTGCTGTTGCTGGTAATAATAGCATCATACCCAATAAGATATATCCTAATACTAACAGAGGAGTATCTTTTGGCTTCATGTCATTTAATTTTTTTTCTATATTCATTCTTGTGTTATACTTATTAATATGTTTTCACAACTACTTAAACATATAATAGTGTCTCCTAAATCTCCGTCTTTTATATCTAGCTGTGCGACAGAACCTTTTCGTAATTTAATACTAATTTTATTGCTTACTTGCCTGAGAAAAAATACTTTGCCATCTAAGTCTGGAATAATATTAAATTGATTTCCAGGATTGGTTCCGTATACAGCACCTATTAATTTATTATCGCCACTGCCTGAGTCTCCGCCTTTTTCATCTAATCCACTAGTAGTTTTTTCTACAATGTCTAATAAGTCTACTAGGAAGTCTACATTTAATAAATCTATATCCAATTCCGTGTAGTCTAAATCTTCTGTTGTATCTGCTAAAACATCTTGCTCAATTGCATTTGCATCTAAGCCATCAAAGTCTAATAATCCGTTGTCGCCTTTTAATTCTTGTACTTGTTCTTCTTTTGCTTCTGTAATCTGTTTTGGTTCTGCTACAATAAACATATTATCTATCATATTTAAATCTAAATCAACCAACACAACAGGCTGTGTAGGGCTTGTTTCAAATGTGCTTACCATTACTGCCTGGTAGGCTTCATCTAATATTACTGTGCCGCCTTGATTTGTTACCGTTATGCTACCACTTGGAGCACACCCTTCTTCTAATGCTACTGTATTAGTACAGTCTTCGTCCGGTAATAATATCACTAGACTCCTACCCAGTTCATCGACTGTGGTAGTAAAATCGGTTCCTCTAATCCCTATACTTGCGGTAGGGGTCAGGATTGTTATATTTTCTTTTGCTACGAGACCTAAACTGCCCGTGGCAAACCTAGCTGTTCCTTGTACAAAATTTAATGCCATCTTGCTTTTACTTGGATCTGGGTCGAATACATATTCGTCTATTTCCATGTAAGTGTGTTCTGTTAGACTAACCTGGGTTTTGTCGAGAAACTCAATTTTTAGTCTCCCATTTGTTGTTTCTACTTCATCATAACTTACAATATTGGCTAAAATATTAGCCGCCAGTTCTTCGCCTGACAACCTTACAATACTTCCAGTTGCTCCACTTTGTTCAATAATGCCGCCGATGCTCTCAGCGGCACTCAGATTTGGTGTAAGCAACAGTACTAATACTGCTGTTATGTTAATCAGTCTGTTTAATAAGAACTGATGCATTTTCGCTATTTAGATTTATGTTAATTATACCTTCACACGTTGGACTACATGTTGCTGTCATGTCCTGTATGAATTGAAAATCACCATCACTGCCGTCTAAGACTACTGTTAAGGAATGACCACCGTTACCACTTTGTTTAGTAGCAAATTTGTTGTCGTCTCCTATAATTTCCATATTCCATACAACGTTACTAGTATCAATTGTAATACCTGCTAAAGCAGATGTGCCAGTTCCAGTACTTTTAATTCCGCCAACAGCGTTATTGCCTGATGCTGATGCCCAAGCTGTAGTATTGTTGAAACTTGCAGTAAAATTGTTCCTAGAACCAAGTATATCTAAATCAAAGTTAGTGCTTTCCGCCGCGGCACTGTGAGCTATGCCAACATCAAATGTGTTGCCGTCGCCCTGAATGTCTACTAGCATGTCTGTATTATCTGCACTATTAGAGTTAGCACCGATCTGTAAATCCCAGACGTTACTATCACCTAATTGATAAAAGTCCATTACTGAACTTCCGGATCCATCAAATATTAAGTCTCCAAAAAACTTATTTGTGTTACCGTCTTGTATGATATCAATTATCAAACTGTTACCAGTTACAACTAAATCTCCTGACCCTGAGGCCACTCCAGAAACTCTGTTACTGTTACCAGCTTGTAATATTGTTAATATTAAGTTGTCACCTTCTTGGTCTAGTAGTACTTCGTTATCCGTTGCACCTAGAGCCTGACTTCCTATTATTACACTTACTATAGCGAAGACTTGTAGTGTAAATTTCTTTATTACGTTTGTCTTCATTTTTCTTCTCCATTAATGGGTTCACTTTTTAGTAATATTTTTTTCCAAAAAGTATTCTGTGATGACGTAGGCTTCTCGTCTACATCTGTATCCAAAATTTCTTGATTATTGACTTTCATCCAGTAAGCTCGTTCTTGCTGATCTACTTCTTCTTGCCAATTCTCCGGATACACAATTTTCCAATATCCTCTTTCATCACCTTGTTGTATCAATGCCAATACTGCGGCTTCAATCGCCGACCGGACTGCATAAGTTACGCTCTCGTTCTGTGTCATGCCACTTTCCAATTCAAGCAATCGTGTATCCATGTCTAAAAATTTGAATACGTCTCCTGCCATTCCTGTACTAAGGATAGTTTTGTATGTCTGTACATTCAGTATTACTTCACCGGTGAGCGTACTTACTGCTCTAAGTGATATAGTAACACTATCTCTTCTATATTGGTTTGTAGTACCAATACCTAAGTACCTTGCACCATTACCGCCAGTCTCTACATTAGTGTCATAACCTACAACACCTCCTTCGAGTATCATACCAGCAAATAACAATGGCTGTACTGCTTGTTGAGGTTTTTCTTCAGTCTGATATTGTTCGCGTGTACTACGAACTATCTGCCTTTCCCTCACTAAGTTATCTAAGCCAAGACCCCGTTCAACTACCCGGAACCATGTTCCTTTTGGGTTTTCGTGAGCACCTGCCGCCTTCAAGGCGTCAATCAATATGCTCTTCGGATCCTGTGTGACCGCTGTACTAAAACTAGCGACACCATCTTGACTTTTTCTTTGTCCTGTTTGGTCAGTAAACTGATAAACAGCTACCACTGGCATTGTTTCGCTAGGTGGTAAATATCGTAATTTTCGATATGTGGGTAATTCTACTTGCTTCGGCTCTTCTACGCATTCGAGAAAGTCCGTATTACATGCTGTATCACCGGGTATAGATATACTAGCACACCCAGTTAAGTACATTGCGCCGACAAAGAACAGTATGTAATTAGACAGTTTCATTAACCGCCGCCAATGTTGCCGATTCCAATTGGAATCTCAATAGTTGTTATTGTTCCGTCAGGGTCAACAATAGTCATTCTAATAATAGATAGCCCATCTTCATTAACTGTTTTAATGTATGTAACAGTATTTCCTTCAATTTCAAAACTACCTGAATCTGAATTTGTACATGCAATAACTACTGCTGGATCACAAAACATGCTGTCGACTAATCCTTTAGAAATTTGTGAATAAATTCTACTCTCCAAATTTCTAATAAATTTATTAATTGTCGAATTATCATTGTCACGTTCTGCTCGTTTTAACGCAGATTCTATGTCTTCTTTAATCTTATCTTTTCGTGACTTCTCCTGGTTCTCAATTGTTAAATAATGTGCTCCTGTCCCGTTACCAGAAAATGACGGAGACTTGAACTTAAACTTTAGTTCATCGGCATAAAGGTCACTATTAGCCAAAGACATTATAAAATATCCGACCATAACCAACATACCTAAGTGTGTACCTGTAATTTTCATTTTACTTTCCTGTTTGCTTTTGTTTTAATGTTTTTAATGCAGTTTCTTGTTCTGCATTGTCTAGCACTTGTTGTCTAGCTCTGTATTCTAACACAACATCAACTTTCTGTTGTAGCCTAATTAAATCTTGGTCTAATCTACGCATTTTATCTATTACTCTGATTAGTGCTATATGCATGTCGCCAAGAGCGGGATCTATCTTTTCTCCAATAAACCACCATATATAATATATAAAGTAACCGAGTCCAACGCATAACACGATTGGAAATCCAAAGTCATTAATCGCCTGTGCAATATCCATTAGTCTCTCCTAGCATCCACTTTGCCATCTTCGACAAAATTATCTGCTCTCGAAACTCGATCTATGTCAGGTCTGAGGTCTAAGGCACTGCTAACTAGCAAGTCTATTTTTAACATTTCGTTACTCATAGTACTTGCTCTCGCTTCTAGTGATGTGCAAAACATAGTCAAAGTTTTGACCTGGTCTACAACACCCTCGAGAATTTGTTTTATTACCATAAAGATAAAGAATCCCATTACTAGACTTCCGGCGATGGGGGCTCCTACTTCAGCGATCAATCCAAATATTTCTTCCATATTATATACACACCTTTTAAGGGTTGCTACTTTAAGTGTGTGTGTTACTGTCTACTCGTTACTATTTATCGTTTGGGTTTAGTTTCTATGTAACAACTGTTATGCAATATCACATATTTCCTGGTAAAAATACTCGTTTGTATAAATACATTCTGTAACACAATTGTAACATACTTGTAGATTGATTGTAACAGTTCCTACTATAGGATGAAGTTACGACAAGTAAGTTAAAGTTTGTTATCACATTTTAGGAGAAAAGTATGGCGAATCCAACAGGAATAGTAGCCATGTTATCCAAGTTCGGAACATCGGTTACCAATCTTTCTAAAGAATTTGACAAATACATGAAGTCAGGAAATATCTGGCATGTCATGAATCAAAGTCAGAAGCTTTAATCACAAAAAAAGGGAGTTAAAAAACTCCCTTTTTTATTGTTTGTAAACTCTTACATCAAGTTAACAAGTACTTCTATAACAGCTTCTCCGCCTTCTGAAGAACCAACTGCTTTACCAATCATTCTTCCTGCCTGTGCATCGTTATTAGCCTTAGCCATACCGTTACCTGCGGAAACCATTAAGTCACCTTTAGCAACTGGACCAGTAACCTTAGTAGGTACTCTTCCTGTTAATGCTACAAATTGACCTTCTGCTCCTGCGTTCATCATATAAGCTGGATCAGTACTGATAACACCTGCTACTGCATGACAGTTTTCACTATCACATGCTGTAACTTCTTTATCACCACCAAACATAACAACTGTGCCTGCTTCTAGTTCTGCATCACTTTCGTATTTCTCAGCCAAATCCGCATACTGCGCCGAAGTTGCATTACCTTGGAATGTAGTTGCGTAAACATTTGCATATTTAAGTCCACTTGATCCTAAGTTTAATGCATTGTTTGAAGAAGGAGTAATTGTTCCACTGTGTGAATCATTAGCATCGCTTCTTAAGAACTGAGAACTAGTTAAGTCATCTAGTGTATCAGCATCAACATTCAATGCATCAACAAACGCATTGGTTACTACTGCACTAACTCTAGCATCTGCTCTAGCACTTGTATAGTAAAGGTTTGTGCCTTCACTTAAATTACTTGTACTAAATGGTGTTAATGTAACTGCAATATCATTTGCATTTACAGTAATACCAGTACCTGCGCCAATAGCCAAGTCAGCTGATCCGCTTGTTGCGCCACCAGTTAAACCTGCACCTGCTGTAACACCTGTAATGTCACCTGTTGTTGTTGAATATCCATATGCTTCAATTTTATCTTGAATTGCCGCTGATGTCATCAACGTAGTATTATTATCAGCAAATGATTCTGAACTTATCTGAACTGCTCCGCCGTCTAGTTCTGCAACTGTGATGCCTGAAACGTTTAGTGTAACAGTGCCTGAAGTACCGCCTCCACTTAAACCAGTTCCTGCTGTAACACCTGTTACATAACCAGTGTCTGTTAAACTAATAGCACCAGTAGAAGCATTATAAGTAATACCTGTTCCACCGTTAATACTTGCTCTAGCTCTTGCAGTTGTGTGGTAAAGGTTTGAACCTTCGCTTAAATTACTTGTACTAAATCCTGCAATACTTGTTGTTAAGTCAATTGTACCGTCAGCATCATCATATGTTACTGTAATTCCACTTTCTGTATTTGCAGTAAACATTGCGCCTGCAATATCTTGTACTCTTTCAGTTGTGTGGTAAAGGTTTGTGCCTTCACTTAAATTACTTGTACTTGCGTTGGCAATTCTTGCATCTGCTCTAGCATCTGTGTAGTAAAGGTTGGAACCTTCTGATACACCTGAAGTACTACCCTGTGTAAATGTTAACACACCAGTTGTACTGTTATATGCTAATTCAGTTGATCCTTCACTAATACTTGCTCTTGCTCTAGCAGTAGTAAAGTATTCGTTGCTACCTTCTGATAAATCACCAGTGTCAGCCGCCGCTATTCTGGCATCTGCTCTAGCATCTGTATAGTATAAGTTACCTGATTCTGATAAGTCACCAGTATCTTTGCTACTTAAATCTAAGTTAGCACCGGTTGCCGCCGCCACTCGAGCATTTGCTCTAGCATCTGTGTAGTATAAGTTACCTGATTCTGTTAAATCTGCTGTAGTTCTAGCAAGTGGATAAGTGCTTGAACCATCAAACATTTCCCATCTGTCACTAGCTTCTTTCCACTGTAGTTTAACGTTAGTTGATGTTCCACGTTCTATTTCAATACCTGAATCTTCACTTGGAGTGCCAGCTTCATTATTGTTAAGAACAATCATGTTATCATCAATAGTTAATGTTTCAGTATTAACAATAGTCTGTGTACCGTTAACTGTTAAGTTACCACTGATAATCATGTTATCACTGAATGTCTTAGCACCTGCAACAGTTTGAGTACCACTTGTTGATACTACTGTAGCATCTACACTAATAGCACCGTCTGTATAAGTAATACCTGTTCCACCACTTAAATGTGCATTAATTTGTGCTTCGGCTTCAGCCGCACTAGGTCCAGTATAAGTAATTACACCGTTGCTAATTGCTAAACTTCCGTCTCCGCCTGCATCATTAACAGTAATAGATGCTTTAGCTAGTGCATCAGTATACTGTGTAATTGTTGTAGCGAATGCTCCACCACTAAATGACATGCCTGTTCCAGCACTTAAATGTGCTCTAACGTTTGCCGCAGTTGGGCCAGTATATGTATACGCACCTGTTGAACTGTTATATGAAAGACTTCCGTCTCCGCTAGTAACAGCACTAAAGTCTGCATGTCCAACAAGACCTTGGTAAGCTGAACCGTCATTTGTGAATGACCACTCATCTGCCGCTTCAATCCATTTGAACTGAACGTTAGTTGAATCGCCCCTTTCAACAATAAGACCAACATCTTCACTTGGAGTGCCAGTTGCGTCTGAATTTAATGTTATAAGGTTATCAGCAATATTTAATTGAGCGCCTGAGGAGTTCAAAGTACCGCTTACGGTAGTTGTTCCTGAGAACGTCTTGTTGCCTGAGATTGTTTGAGTGCCAGTAGTTGTAATTACTGTGGCATCAATTGCAAAGGTTCCTGAACTATTTGTAATACCAGTTCCACCTGTTAAGTAAGTTGCACCATCAACGTATGTTTTGTTAGTGGCGTCACCTGCATGTCCAGGAGCTGGTAAGTTGTTAACTGAATTACTGTTTAAGTTAATGTTGGAAGCCATTGTTAAGCCGCCAGTACCAGTAAGTGTTTGTCCTGCATCAACTGTAATTGCTGATTGGATATTAATTACACCTGTTCCAGATGCGTTAAGTTCTACGTCACCTGATCCTGATGTTACTATTCCAACGTTTTGGTTTGCATCAGCACTAATTTGGATTGTACCTGAATTGTCTTGAAGTACTTGTTGTCCGTTAATGTAAAGTGATCCTGGACCAACATATACATCACGCCATTGCTTACTGCTTGAACCTAAATCGTAAGTAACGTCTGCTGATGGTATAATGTGTCCTGCAAGTGTTCCACCTGCTAAGAATGTTTGCACACCTGTTGTAAATGTTCCTGAAGAAGCATTAAGTGATACTGCGTCAGCTGAAACAGTAATACCGCCTCCAGCAATAACATTAATTGTTGCATCACCAGTAGTTGCTCCACCAGTTAAACCTGCTCCAGCTACAACCGAACTAATGTCGCCTGCCGCCGCTGATGTTACTTCTGTATATTTTGCTATTCTGTGTCCGCCTGCTGTACTTCCGTCGTGGACTATAACGGTGTTTAAATCTGTATCGACTGTGATCTCACCTGCCAAACCAGTAAAGCTACTGTGTTGGGTAGTGGTGCCTCGTCTCCATTGAATTGCTGTGGCCATTTTATTATTCCTATGTTGTCTATATGTTATATAGTCTGACTCGCGTAGTCAGTCAATAAGGTTTTCCCTATTGCACATATTTATCGTTTTGTTGGAGTTTGGACTGGTTTACGAGTTATTAAACTAGTACTTCTACAATGCCTTCGCCAGCATGTTCTTTATTGGATATTGCTTTACCAATAATGCATGCCGCACCTACAAAGTGTGGATCGGAACTGACCATTGCCACGCCTGGGGTAGAACTAGTTATTAGCACATCACCTTTGCTAACTATACCAACTACTCTTATAGGAACTCGTCCTCTAAGTGCAACTGCTTTAACAAATTGCCCGGAAAGTGCGGAATTCATTAAGTGTGCTGGGTCTGTACTTACAACACCTGCTACTTTAGAATTATTGAATTCAGTTGTCACTGTTACTTCTTGTTCTCCGCCTAGTACTAATACTGTGCCTGGTGGATAGTCTGCATCTGCTAGATAGTTTTCTGCCAAATCCGCATACTGGGCTGTGGTTGCAACACCATTAAATGTCGTTGCATAAACATTTGCATACTTATTAGAAGCAGAACCTAAGTTAATTGTATTGTTTGTGCTAGGGGTAATGTCGGCACTATGCGTATCTGCCGCATCGCTTCTTAAGAAACTTGCACTACTAATACTATCTAATGTATCTGCATCTACATTAAGAGCATCAATTGCCGCTTTGGTAATTCTTGCATCTGCTCTTGCATTCGTGTAATATAAATTTGTTCCTTCTGATAAATCACTTGTACTAGCCGCTGTAATTCTTGCATCAGCTCTAGCATTTGTAAAGTATAAGTTAGTCGAACCTTCTGTTATTTCGTCTGTATTATCTTTACTTGCTACTTGTGAATCAACGTATGCTTTTACTGATTGCTGACTTGGAAGTTTAGTAGCACTATTTGATGCCATATTATCTTCGTCAACTAATGCGTTAGTAATTCTTGCATCTGCTCTTGCATTCGTGTAATATAAATTTGTTCCTTCTGATAAACCAGTTGTGGTTTGTGCCGCAAATTTAGTATCAAAAGCACTATTTGCTCTTGTGTCTGCTCTAGCATTTGTAAAGTAAAGGTTCGTGCCTTCTGATAAATCACTTGTACTAGCCGCTGTTATTCTAGCGTCTGCTCTTGCATTTGTAAAGTATAAATTAGTCGAACCTTCTGTTATTTCGTCTGTATTATCTTTACTTGCTACCTGTGAATCAACGTATGCTTTAACACTTTGCTGACTTGGAAGTTTAGTAGCACTATTTGATGCCATATTATCTTCGTCAACTAATGCATTTGTAATTCTAGCATCTGCTCTTGCATTTGTGTAATACAAGTTAGTGCCTTCACTTAAAGCACTTGTACTTGATGCTGTAATTCTAGCATCTGCTCTCGCATCTGTGTAATATAAGTTTGTGCCTTCGCTTAAATTTGTTGTGGACTTAGCAGTAAAACCTGCGTCTACTCTAGCGTCTGCTCTAGCATTTGTATAATATAAATTTGAACTACCTTCGCTTAAATCATCTGTATCTTTGCTACTTAAATCTAACGATCCGCCAATGATAGACGCCACTTTCGTGTCAACGTATGATTTAACAGATTGCTGTGAAGGTAATTTAGTAGCACTATTAGTTACCATAGTATCTTCATCTATAAGTGCATTTGTAATTCTTGCATCTGCTCTAGCATTTGTGTAATATAAATTTGTTCCTTCACTTAAAGCACTTGTACTTGATGCTGTAATTCTTGCATCTGCTCTCGCATCTGTGTAATATAAGTTTGTAGTTTCTGTAATATTGCTTGTATTAAAATCTGTAAAGTCTAATGCAATTTCATTTGCACTAGCAGTAATGCCTTTTCCACCTATAACGTTTAGTGTAGGAGAACCAGTTGTTCCGCCTCCGGTCATACCTGAGCCAGCAATTATACCTGTTATATCTGCAAGTGTTGAAATTGTAATTGTGCTACCACTATGGGTAACATCCATGTTTGTTCCGCCTAGTATACTAACTACGCCGGCGCTACTAACTGCTTGGTTGCCTGCTGTATCTGTTGTAAAACTCCAAGCATTATAATTATCTGCGGTACTTGTAAATATACCGTTAGTGTAACTTAATTGAGAACCAGATGCATTGAATAAGTTTTTTATGTAAGTATCGTCTGTTATTACTGCATCAGCTGAAACAGTAATACCATTTCCGCCTATAACGTTTAGTGTTGCATCACCTGTAGTTGCTCCGCCGGTCATACCTGCTCCAGCTACTACACTTGTAATATCGCCAAGTAAATCTGCATCAACTGTTAATGTGCCTGCGGCATCATTGTAAGTTAAAGTTACGTTTGCTCCGCCAACTAGTAAAGAACTAACTCTGTCATCTACTCTTTCATCTGTAAAGTATAAATTTGAACCTTCTGCAACATTAGTTGTTGTCAATGCGCCTACAGTACTTGTAAATGCTCCTGCTCCATCGTAACTAATGTTAGCACCTGTGGCACTCAAAGAACTTTTTGCTGTATTAACAATGCTTGATGTATTTGAACTAATAGTAATAACGTTTGCCGCAACATTACTTACTTTAGTTATTGATATGTCTGTACCTTGTGCAAGAGCGGCAAGATAGTTTTCACCACCTTGATAATCATTTATTGCTATTCTGCCTGTGCCTGTTGTATAATTAACCGTATCAACTGTTGCTGTTGTTACGTTTTTAATAATACCGCCTTCTACAGTTTTAAGTCTGTCATTGTCAAAGAAAACAGTACCGTTAACTAAAATAGAGTCGTCTGCTTGTCTGGCTCCAAGTACTATACCGCCGTCAATTGTTAATCTTTCTAATGGTCTATTGCCAGTTGTATAAGAACTTCCACCATATTGAACTGTTGTATATGTTGCTACATTTCCAATATCACCAATATACATTGTGCTGTTACCGAATGTTTGGAAATGTGCTTGGTCAACGCCAAGTTTCTTAGTAGTGTCGATGCCACTAGCTGTTGATATTGATCCTGCACCACTAGTATCGCTTACTAAGTAAGGTGTAATTTCAGATGATTTAGTACTGTAATAAATGTTACCACCTAAGATGGATAACGCACTTTCGCCGACGGCGATTGTGTGCTTAAAGAATGAATGGTTTACGTTTGTTAGCCATTGATTGTTATGATGTGTTGCTCTACCTGTGCCTGCACCAACACCTGTTGCAATAAAGACTGTGCCTACAGTGTTATTTGCGGCACCAACTAATGTATAATTAGTTGTTCCTACAACTGCAATTGTGTACTTGTTGCCTACTACAAAGCTACCTGCGGTTACAAGTGTTGTACTGCTGTTAACCACATTGCCGTTAATTGTTAAAACACCGCTACCCTGGTTATCGACATTTGCGGCATTATTAACATCTATACCTGGTGCAATCCTTAGTGATCCTGATATGACCTTGTTACCTTGTATTTGCTGAGTTATTCCGCCTTGTTTGCCTATAGTTATTAGACCGTGTTCAGTTCCACTTAATACTGGTGTAAAACTTACTCCTGGTGTGCCGCCATCTAACCCGTCAACTTCTGTTTCTAAATTAATATTGTTATTTGCTGTATATGATGCGTCAGATAAGTTTTTCCAATTCATGGAAGGAGAATCTACTCTAATTGCTCTATTAACTTTCAATGCCGTAGTAGTATTAGTATGGCCTCGTTCTATTGATTGTTTTAGCAATACATACGCTTCCATCTGTGTATTTGCAGTATCAACGTATGCCTTAGTTGTAGCATCTGTTGTTGCACTAGGAGTGCCTAATCCAGTAATTTTATTTGTACTCATAGCAATAGCACCGGACATTGTTCCGCCTGCTAATGGAAGTTTTGTTGCTATAGAGTTTACTAATGTTGTATTAAGAGCGGCATCGTTGCCTAATGCTGTTGCAATTTCGCCTAGCGTATCTAATGTTGCTCCGGCTGTACCAACAATAGTTGCAATTTCGTCATCTACATATTTTTTCGTTGACACATGTGCATCAGCTGAAGGTGTTGCTACCGTTGTAGTTGCTCCTGTTAAGTCCACAGAGCCTGTAAATGTCTTAGTGCCTGCTAAACTTTGGTTACCAGTAGTTAATATAACTGTTGATCCAGTATCCAACGTTAATGTATTTGCCGCATCATCGTAAACTTTGGTTAAGTTTGTGCCCGCAACTAATAGTGTATTAACTTGGTCGTCAACTGATTCTGCAAAATCTGTAATCTGTGAGCTTGGTACTGCAATGTTTAAATCTGCCGCCGCTGTTAGTCTGCCTTGTGCATCTACAGTGAATGTAGGTATTGCTGTTGCACTACCATAACTTGCACCTGTTACTGCTGTATTATCTAGTACAAATTCACCGTTAGTGACTGTTAAGCCTGTTCCAGCTGTTAAGTGTGCTCTTACTTCTGAAGCACTTGGGCCAGTGTATGTAAATACACCTGTTGTATTGTTGTATGCTAAACTTCCGTCTCCGCCTGCATCACTGATACTTAAAAGTAGTTCTGCGGCTGTTGTAAAGTCAGAAACTTGTGATGCTGTAATTACTATAGGTGTTGTTACACCGCTTGTTATTCTGCCTTGTTGGTCAACTGTAAATGTTCCTGTTGATCCTGCTGTTCCGTAAGTTGCTGGAGTAACTGCCGTGTTATCTAAGTTAATAGTTGGAGTTACGCTTTCACCTGTAACTACAGTAGACGTTAAACCTGTGCCGCCTGTAATTGTTGCAACATAGTTACCCGTTGTATCTGTTCCTAATGCAACTGAATTTGCTTGTATTGTTACACTCATGCTTGGTGCTGAACTTGTAGCATTAAGTCCTAGTGCAATACTACCTGCAACATCACCTGTGAGTGCTAATGTTCTGTCATTTGTAAATTTGTCTGCAATTGTGGCTGTACCAGTTACTGGTCCTGTTAAGTGTCCAACAAATTCTGTTGAAGTAAAACTTGTAAAACCGGTGCCTACGCCGCCCGTAATAGTCGCTGTGCCGTCTGTAAATGTAGTACCAGTAATTGTAGCACTTGCTGTAACATCACCTGTTACGCCCAGTGTAGTAACTGTGCCATCATCATTTTTAACTAGCAAGGTGTTAGTTGCGCCAGCGTATTCAAGTCTCACATTAGCGTCTGCTACGTTAGTACGCATGTCTAAGAATGCTGTGCCTGAATCAGCGTCAGCGTTAATTACATAACCATTTGCATTGTTAAGTGTTACTGTGTCTGAAAGATAAGTTGTATCGCCTGTAACTTGTAACGTTCCTGTTATTACAGTATTACCTGTGACCGCCAAATGGGTGTCTACGGATAAACTACCTTTTACTTTCAGATCCGATTCTGGGTTAAAATTCGATTGTTTTGTCATTATATTCTAAATCCTACAAATTTAAATAATTGCTTTAGTTGTATTTATCTTTCTTGCGGGATTTTTTTCAAGTCAAAAAAAAGCACACCTAAGTGTGCTTTTAATTTGTTTCTTTAGACCTTTAAGATAAATCTTATTGGAATGCAACGTTTGACAATGTTATTGCGTCAACGTAGTCTGCCGCGTTACCCAAAGATGAAGCAGTGTTAGTAAGTTCAATGTAACCATATCTGGTCATGAACGAAACTACTGGTTCAAATGTGCTTGGATCCATTACTGGACCTGTTGACATTAATGGGATGTAAGGACAATAGAACGCAGGAGCATCAGTTTCTGATGAACCTTTGTATCCAACAAGTACTTTAGTTCCATCAGCCGCATAACTATCAACAAAAACTTTGATAGAGCCATTAAGGACTCCAGCTAGTTTAGTGTTAGTAGGTGCTTCGAATGAACCTTCAGTAGTTCTTGCGAACGTTGAAGTAGATGCTGATTGTAATATTGTAAGTGCTTCAGGTGAAACAACAATATAGTTACCAGCGCCACGTCTAGTTCTAGCCGCGATTCTATTCGCCGCTCTATTGATCTCAATAGCCAATACCGCATGTCTGTCACCGACGTAAGTCTGTGTGCCAGTTACTGCGTTAAAGTCTAGGGTAGTACCTGCGCCAGCTAGAGATCTTAGTGAACCAATAATTTCTTGGTCAATTTCTACTACGATTTCTTGTGCCAATGCCTGCATAATTTCAGCTTCAACATCAAGACCATGCATTGATTCAGCATCTTGTGCCGCTTCAAATGTCCATCTTGCAGATAGACGTCTTGTTTTTGCTTCAACTGTTTGTTTTAAGATTTGGATGCTTAATTTCTTACCAGCAGTTCCTTCACTACTTGCAGTAGCGTCTGGATTTCCTGAGTAAGCGTTAGCAATCTTAAATGGGCTAAGAGCCTCATCACCTGGGTTCACGCCAGTTGCCGCTTCGGCATAACGTGTTCTTAGTGTGTGGATTTGCCCAACTGGGCCACTCATAGGCTGTACGCCCACAAGTTCGTTAGCTATAACTGAAGGCATAACCCTTCTGATTAGAGGTAACATTACTTTGTTTAATGTAGCAACGTTGCCAGCCTGTGTAGCACCACTTGATGCTGATTCCTGAATATATCTTTTAGTGTTTTCCAGGACTACGTCCAAAGTACTCTTTCTAGAACCGTTAAGTCCTTCTAAAAGTGCGTCTTTGGTAGCTGACCAATTGCTCTCAAATAATTCTGCCATTTCTTATCTCCTAATTTGAAAGTCCGGCTAATTTACGGATTTGGTTAATTTCAACCACGTCCTGTTCATCTTCCGATGAAGGCTGAACGTTTTTATTACCAGTGTGTGTTGACACAACTGATTCATTAATTGCTTTCCTACTCTCTACTGCTGGAACTTCTCCATCTAAAACAGATGGGAGATACTTATTGAATTGCTTCTCTAAGTTCTCAGTCTTTACACTTTCGAGTAAATCTACCATTAATTCTTTTTTGCTTTTGCTAAGAGGTTTAAGTAGCTCACTTAATGCATCTTTACGATTCATTAAATCATTAGCTACGTTCAACTTAGATTCAACTAGTGATTTTGCTTCAGCAGTGGCTACCGCTTGGGCTTTAGTTTCTTCTAATGTTTTCTTAACGTCTGCGATTTCTTTCTGTAAGTCTTTTACATCAGAGGTTTCATTCAAGTAACTTGAACGATACTCATTTGCAAATGATTCAAATATTCTACGACCAAAATCGTTTTCTCTTGCGGCGGTAATATCGTCTTTAAAACTGGAAACGTTCTCTTTTACAATAGCGTTTACTGTTTTTTCAACTGTATCAGCGGCACGTTTAATGAAGTCTGATTTTGATTCAGCAAGTTGTTTTTTGCCTTCTCTCATCATTTTCACTTTTTGCTCTACTAGTTCCTGCTTGTCTGAATGGAATTCTTTAAGCTCTCCAGCCAGCTGTTCAACAACAAAATCGTCGAGTTTAGTTACATGTTCTGCAACGTTAGAACGTTCAGCTCTTAACTCTTTAATCTCTTTTGCTAGTTGTTCAGACACAAACTTGTTTAGCTTTGTGCTATGTTCACTGATAGCCTTTTTATAAGCAACTCTTTCACCAGCAACAGCTTTTTTATCTTCAGCAATCTCGGCAACTTCTGCTTCGATACGCTGATGAATAAAACCGTCAACTGCTTCAACAATAAGACCTTTGTCATGCTCATATCTCTGAGCAAACTCTTCTCTTAATTCTGCTGTAAGTTGTTCTTTGGCTTCGGCAAGACGACTTTCCCATGCCTCAACGATACTTGTACGAACTTCTTCGTTAATATCACTAGACTCGATCAGGTCCTCAAAATTTACTGCCATAGTAGTCTCCTACCTCAATTTTAATTCATTAATAAAATTAATGATTTGTTTAGTTAGATGCTTCTCAGCACCAATGTTTCCGTGTGTATAGTCTTTAGCGATCTCATGTAACATGCTACCGCCTTCCATATTAAACAAAGACTCATAAATTGTCTTTGGATAAGCATCGGGCGCCGAAGGTTGAGCAACAATATCAACAGTAATGATATCAAAATCAGACACACGACCTGACTCATTAACATTACCACTTCCTCTACTACTTACTCCTAACTTTGCACCAGCTTTTAATAAAGCTCTTGCAATGTTTCCCATCGGTGTATCGATAATTTTCAATTTACCCATTCCATCACTGCCATCACATTGCATTTCTGTAATGATATGACTAACTCTGTCTAGGTTAATTTGTAACTCTTCTGGGTGATCTAACTCACCCATCACAGTCTCACCAGTTGATAATCTTGCTGTAACGTTCTCAACAGCACGTTGGATTTCATCTTTTGGATAAACCCTGCCATTCTGATTTTTAACATCGCCTTGGATGAATAAACCAGCCATAAATAAATCCTTTCCGTCATTAGATTCAAGTAATTGAATCTTACTGGCTTCTGGACTCATATATTCGTATAACTTACGCACTATTAATATACCTTAAAGTTCAGTTATGCCTTTTTAGGCAAAACCTTGATGTTATCAGTTGGTGTATGGTCTTTAGCTGATTCGCCTTTTTTGCCTTCGCCGCCGTCGTTAGCTTTAACAGGTGTTCCTGCTCCAGTTACTACAGTTGCTTTTGGCTTTTTAGTTAAAGGGGATTCTTTGCTGTCTGCTTCGCCACCTTTTGGTGCCGCTACAGTGTCAGACAATTTAGTAGCTTCTTCAACTACTTCTTCGTCTTCTTCAACTTCCTCGTCTAAATCATATTCAATTGACTCTTCTTCTGGCTGTTCCATGTCCATTTCCATGTCCATGTCTACTGGCAATTCTTCGCCTTCGCCTTCTTCTTCGCCTGAAAGTAATTTTTCAAATTCAGCTCTTAAATCTTCAAGTTCGTCTTCTAAACTGTCGACTTTGTCTTCTAAATCTTCTTCTTCACCAGCTTCTTCTTCGCTTCCGAATCCGCCAATCTCATCGTCATCAATTCCAGCGTCTGTATCTGCTACATCGCTAACAAAATCTGCTTCTGGATCGCTATCATCAATAGCTTCTTCAACTGCTTCTTCTTCTGATTCCTCAGACTCTTCAACTGCTTCTTCTTCAGTTTCTTCAGTTTCGACTACTTCATCTTCGTCTAAGATACGCTCGTACTCGGCTCGAGCAGTTTCAACGACATATTCGTGAAGTAGCTCTTCGGCACGCTCGTTATCTTCTGCAAGTAGTAGTTCGAGAACTTGTTCTAATTTATTGCGTTCTGACATTATTGAGCTCCTATAATTATAGTATAAAATGAATGTTTTTTATGCTGTTATACAGCAAAAATTGTATTTACATCTTAATATGTGTAATACTTATACGGTGGTGGGGTTTTTGAATAGTTATAGGCTAAAACAAGCCCATTTGGAATGAAATGTGTGATTATAGTGTATATGTAAAGAATATTTATACTTTGCTACGTTTAAGAAAACTACGTTGTTAAATACGGTTTTAGTGTTTCAACATAGGCTTGGTGTGCTTCTAACGGCAAGTGGTGGTCATATTGTGTGCCTGGACTATTTTCCCATCCGCCCCATAAGTCATCGCACACTGACAAATAATCTGCTATGCCTTTCTGCTGTAGCATGGTATTGGGTATATCCCATTTAGTGCATACCTTAGCATAAGGATCCCTAGACACCATATCATATCCTTCTGCCCAGTCAAATGTGTTGGGTGAGAATATAACTTTTTTGCCTTTTAATTGCAATTTTTGTAAGGCATAGGTTAATATCATTTGCTGTTTGTGTCTCTGTACATCAGCATCATATATGTACAAAAAATGCTTTTTTAGTGCTTCAAAACTATTGTTAGTAAATGCTCTTTCGTATCGTTGTACTATGTTATTGTCTGCTAAAGTCTTATCTATATCTTCATTAAAGATACTGCCGTAACTGTCTATCATTATCGTAGGAGCATATCCTTTGCCATAGCCGGGAGCATGTTCGTCCCTATACTTCTCTATCAGCACATGGTTAAAATCTACGTTATCCCAGCCTTTTTCAGGATCGTAACGTGGCGAGTCTTTAAGTTTGATTTCTTCTCTAGTAACTGTTGTAGCATTTATAATAAACACGTCTGGATCGTAGTGTTTTAATGCATAGTCTACTTGTAGTGCAATGCCAAAGTTACTACAACCAGGTTTAGCTAAGTTGTAATATTCTGCATTTATGTGTGAGGATATTAAAGAACCGAATTCGATTCCTTTATGCTGTGGATCTACTGAGGACCATGAGCAACCGCAAACGGCTAGCTTCATTTAAAATTCCGGAGTTGCTTCAGCGGCTTTGGCATACATAAGTGATGCAAATTCACGCTGTTCTAAATTCTCTGACTTTTTAATTTCTCTATATTTTCTTAACTTGTTCAGTGTTTTTAAAGTAAGTTTAGTTTTTCTAGTATCGTCAAGAGATCTGCCAACTGACCTGTCATTTTCTGGATTGTAAAATTCTGTTAATCTCATTATAAGTTTCCATCTGGTATTTCTGAACCAGGTTCCATTCCGCTAACATCTGGACTCATTACATCATCCATTGGTGCTGGTATGTCTTCTACCGGTGCCATTATGTCTAACGGAGCACTTGGGCCAGGTCTAACGCCTACATTTCGTAAGCCTACATCTTCTGCGCCGTCTGTATTGTATTTATTCTCCATCTTCCAATAATGCTCGTTATCCTTCATCTCTTCTTGCGTTAAGCCTAAGTACTTCTTAAGTTTAAATTGCTGACTTAAATACGGTACTGCTTCTAAACTGCCGAATAGCTGTGCTCTTTGAAGGTTCATGTCCAAGTCTCTGTATGAACTGAAGTTTTGAGGTACTGTTAATTCTAATTTAAATGTACTTGAATCAAGCTCAATGCCTTTATAGTTTAAGAACATTTTAAATTCTCTATCTAATGTTCGTATAATTTGCTTTTGTAGTCTTTGACAAAACTTAGCAAATTGAAATTCTTGTATGTATGCAACGCCTACTTTACCGTCAGTTGTTGCCGCTGTTCCATCATCTGGGCCAGTAGGCAAATATGAACTTGGTACTCTCAATCCTCTTAGCAGTTTGTTGTTAAAGTATTTTAAGTCGTCAATTTGACCTAAGTTCTCACCGCCAGGCAATGTATCAACTTTACTACCACGACCGTCTGCCGTTTGAGCAAAGAAGTAATCTTCTAACATACTCATTGGATTGTAAGCCGCATCTGCAACATTGTTGCCGTCTTTGTTTTTGTTAGGTACACGTTTTTGCTGTACTTCATACTTAACACGTTCTAAGTACTGTTGTGCTTTATGAGGAGGCATATTACCAACGTCAATCATAAACACTCTTCTTTCAGGTGCTCTATGAACTCTGTAAATAATAATACTATCTTCTAATAATTCTTTTTGTTTAAAAACTTTAAATACTGGCTCTAATACGCTAATGCCAAAGGGCCATGAATGATCCATGCCTTCTGTTAAACTAATATGTACTACATGCTGTGCATCAACTGGACTACCTGTTGTAGCACCTTGGTCTCCGCCCATAGGCGAATAGTTACTAACACTAGTTCCAACATTGCCGCCTGCCATCATGCCGCCACCTGCGCCATATGGTCTGGCATGTAATGCCGCGGCACTTGTTGCCGACATTTGTTCAAAGTTAACGTCTAAGTTTTTAATAAAGTAAGTTTCAATCTTCTTACCTTCACTTTCGTTAACAACAACCTTTTCAATGTTTGCTGGGTCAACCCAAAATAGTTTATAAGTTTCTGGATCTCTAATAAAGAACTGGTCTCCGTATTTAAGAGTGTTCCTTACCATTTTAAAAGCTCGTCTTCTTAGCTCGTTGTTGTTACACCATTGATCAAGTGTTTTGCTAAGAATTTTCATTTCTGTTTCGCTAGGATCTTCTGTAAACTCGAATATGAATGGTAGTTTAGTGTACTCGTCATCTTGTGAGCAAAATTCTGCAATAATATCTAGTGCCGCATTGATCTCCAAGTCGTTGTCCATTTGGTCATACTGAATATAACGCATAAGTCTGTTAGGACTGCCTGCATATACTTCAGGTAACCAACTGCTAAACCGAGCCGCACCAAATTGTCCAGCTGACTGCCCATCAATGTTCGAAGGCATTCCTCCGTTTGATGATGTTGCATTAAAATATTTTCGCCAAGTTGCCATAAAAGTTCCTTTATATGCGTATATTTATCACTTTAATGAAATAATGTCAAGTCTTTTTGAAATTAGTCGTTTAGAACTTTAGTAGCTTTGATTTGAGCCTTTAATAGCTTGTTATTTTCGGTCTGTAATGATATTAGTTCGCCTATCCTATCTTCGTTAGGAGTTGGGGTTGTTGAGGTTGGTTTTGAATTGAAGTCGTCCATAGTAGTATCTACTTTGGGCTTGGTATCTTTTTGCTTTTTAGTTTCTGGGAATTGTGCGGCTGTGTCAACATCTGTTCCAGTGTTGCCATTAAATCCAGTTAAGTCGCCACCCTTTCTCTTCTCTAACTGTTCTCTTCTTCGTTTGGCTCTGCCAGCCGGTGACCTATCTATTGCCGTAGGTATCGGCACAGAGTCGAAGATGTCTTCATCATCATAGTCCGAAGTCTCACCAATTGGCAAAGCTTCTGGTCTTCCTATGCCCGTTGTTGTTGTCTCTGCAAAACTGCCAGTTCCGCCAGCCATCTGATCTTTCTTACTTCTAATGTCCATCTTTGCCCACATCACATCGTTCTTAAGCCTTTGTTCGTCATCCATATAATCCATCGAATCAATGTCGGGGCCTTTTTCGAGGGCGGCTGTGGCTGTTTGTAGTCTTTCTGTTAACTCTTTTAACGATGTACTAGCAATACCCCAGTCATCTTCGCTCAAGAGATCTTCGATAACTGTTGGTGTTTTAGTTACACCTTTTTCTACTAATGGCGCACTAGTTTTTTGTAGTGCTTTCTGTCCTGCTTTACTAGTAGGAACGTTTGACATGTCTGTGTTTACTTGCTTGGCTCCTGCTGAACTACTACCGCCTATTAATCCTAATGCCGCTATTTTTAATAAATCTGCGAAGTTTATATCGGCTATTTGCTGTGCTAGATAGGCTATGCCATCGCCCATTATGTAGAACCCTTGACCAATACCGGCTCCGTCGAAATTACCTAATGCTTCATTAAGTTGTGCTGTACTTGTGGCAAACATTCCCATGTGTTTAGATTGGCTTTCTAAATTGTCGAATATAACAAATGGGTCGTCGCCCATTTTCTCAAACGAGTCTCCAACATGTTTCATATTAACAGCGAACTTAGTTATGTTACTTCCAAATATCATTATGAATCTAGATTCTTCTGCTAACAGTAGGAACATGTCGCTCATTTCATTCATTCGTGCCATTGTGTTAAGTAATGTTACAGGTAGTTTTATTATTGCCTGTTGTAATAATACAAACCCTTTAGCTATAATTAATAACGGCTTTACACTAATGCCAGCAAGTCCGTCGATAAACTTTTTCATTTTTTCTATAGGACTGTCTGCTCCAAACAATGCTCCGATGCCGTCTTTGATACCGCTCATTAATGTACCGCCGCTCATAGCACTCATGCCGCCACCAAGTGACTTCATTGCGCCGCCAGCCATACTCAAGTTTTTCATATCCACACGGTTAAATGCATATAATGAATCTGCTAGTCTCTCCATAACAGGTCCTGCCATAGAGCCAATAAGCATAAATGGTAACATAGGGGCCATTAGCGTCATAGCGGCTCCTACTGCCAATAATCCGCCTGCTGTATTCATTAGTCCACCACCGTCAACGTCTGCCAGTGCTGATAAGCTAGGGCCGAAGTTTTTAAGAGGCTCATTAATTAACTGCATAGCAAGACCTAATGGTATTAATGCAAGACCCAATGCTCCAATGGCTATTGCGCCTGTTATAATAAATGGTGATATAAAACTAAGTCCTGCCGCCGCTATACCTAATACTACAAGTCCTGCCGCCAACACGCCAATTGTTTTAAGACCAACATCTTTCATTAATTGGAGTCCTTTGCCTAATGGAAGAATTGATAATCCTAATAGTGCTATCGCCGCCGCTCCTGTGAGCATCGATCCTGATGCTTTACCTAGCACCGTGGCTAGTGCCGCCAATCCGCCTAGTGCAATTGTGCCTTTTACAATTGAAGTCCACTCTACATCATTGAACTGTTTAAGTCCTACAGCCGCTAATCCAACTGATGCACCTAATAATGCAATTGCCGCCGCGCCTTTAAGTACTTTAGTGTCGCCAAATTTCTTAACGCCATCTGCTATTCTTTGTAGGAAGCCGCCTGTTTTGCCGCCTCCGGATAATGCTGATTCGGTGATATCAGTGGCTTTACTGCCTGCCGCTTCCAAGCCGCTTCCAACTGATGTGGCACCGCTACTTGATACTCTATTCTTTATCGTGTCTGCAAGTGCTCCACCAACTCCGGCTTGTACTTTTCCGGTAACTGCCTGAACTGCAAGGGCTTTCGCCGTCGACAATGCAATTATCACAGGAACTGCCGCGGCTAGCAACTTTAATAGGCCAGAAGTTATTGCTGAGCCTATGTCTCCTAACAGTGTCTGAATCACTCCAGCGAAGCCGTCTTTATCGAAAGCTGTTTTGATATATTGGGCAAAGTCTGCTAATTGATCTGCCGCTACTTTAATCCATTTAGCTAAAGTTGTCGCCATTTTGCCTACTCTGTCGCCCATACTCATTGCGGCTCCACTCATATCGTCTACGCCAAAGCCAAAGATGTCTAGTATTTCTTTGAAGCCGTCTGATATTGCTCCTGTTACTTCTGGATCTGAGAATAAACTGTAGAATGCATTCTGGGCTCCGCCTGATATCTGTGCCATTACTTTATTAAATTGGTTAGTACCCTTTTGTACTAAGTCCATTTGAAAGCCTGTGCCTAATGATTTATTAATATCTTTCATTTTGCTTTCGGACTGTTCAAACTGTGCTATAGCGTTTGCCATAGTTTTTGCTGATTCGTCGCCAATGTTAGCCATTGCTCTGATACGTTGTTTTTCACTGTGGCTAAGATTGCCTAGTGTCGACGTTAGACCTTCTACCATTCCTTGTGCTTGGTCTTGGCTTAATGTGCCGTTTTGTACTGCTGTTATATATTCGTTCATCGGGCCTTGAAGATTAGGTAATGCTGTTACCATACCAATAGCCGCTTGGCTCATTCCAATAGCACTTGTATTCGCCGCTTCCTGGAATGCTGTTGCAAGATCGGCTCCTGCTTTTCCGCCCATAGCCGCCATGCCAGAAGCAAATACTTCTATGCCGCCAATAACATCACTTCGTACTGCATCGTTAAATTGCAGAAGTGTTGCTGTTAATTGACCTTCGTCTAATAGCTGACTTACAAAGTTTTGTAATTCTGCTGTACTCACACCAATTGCTGTTGAGTATGCTTGTTGTAATCTTGTTGTTCTTGCTACTTGTTGGTTTAATCTTCCCTGGTCAACATTACCCAAGTTTAACATTGCTTGTCGTCTATCTAATGCTTGTCCAAAACGATCCATGCTGTCCTGGAAACTTAAACCAAGTTCCTCTGACGTGTCTGCCGCAAATTTCATTGTGTCAGTAAATCTACCAAAGCCCTGAGTTGCTATTACACTAGAAGAATTTGCCATTCTCTGTGCCGCACCTGCAAAACCGTCGCCCAATGCACCCAGTTGTCCAATTGCTTGGGTAGTAGTTTTACCCATATCAGTGTAAGTACTGTTAAACCCAATACCAACTGAAGTAAGGTCGTTAATTGCACTGCCGGCGCCCATCATTGCTTTACTAATAAAGCCTGCGCCTGTTACTGCCGCGCCGCCAAGTAGCATACCTGCTTTAAATACGCCTCCGCCAACAAAGCCTACTGCTCCGACAAGTTGTTCGCCTGTGTTTTCAAAGTCGTCTATAACTTTAGTAGCAAAGGATTTATATTCCTTTTTGTCTACTTTATTGCCGTCTCTGATAGCATCTTCGTTACCTTTGATGCCCCTAATCATTTCTTGTAAGAACCCGCCGGCTTCTTTAGCCTCTTCCTGTCTAGCTTTGTCAGAACTTTTTTCGTCTTTTGCATTGTTAGTTATTGCTAAATGCATCTTCTTATTGTTCTCTACTAGTGCTTTAAGGTCTTTGTCTGACACACCGTTATTTTTTGCAATCTCTTGAAGTACTTTGGATACTTCTTCCATGGTGGATTCTGTTGCCCAATCTGGGAAACGAAAATTCTGTCCTTCTATGTTAAATTCAACTGCCACTCAGTATTTCCTTTAAAACTAGTTTTAATGTAGATAAATAAGTACTAAGTTAATCATTAGATAAAAATTTAACTACAAACGTATTTATCTTAAAGAATTAACAGGAGTTTTAATGAGCAAAAATATGAACAAAACGCAGAATCCGTTAAGTGCCTACTTCAGAGCACCAAAGATATTCACAAAAATCCCTAGTGGTGGTAAATTTTATGACGAAGGTATTGTCGTATTCAATGATGATAGTACCCAAGAATTAGCAATTTATCCAATGACTACTAAAGATGAGTTGTTATTAAAAAATCCAGATGCTTTATTAAACGGTGAGGCAGTTGCTTCATTGATCCATTCATGTGTACCAGAAATTAAAAATGCAAGAGATTTATATAGTGCTGACGTAGATGCATTACTAATTGCAATTAGAGGTGCAAGTGGTGGTGATGATGTTGATGTTGCCGCTAAGTGTCCAAAGTGCGAAACTACTACTGACGTAACTGTAAGTGTTGCACAAAGTTTGCAGACAATGGAAGAACTAGACGATGTCTACGAAGTTACTCTTGCAAACGGACTTGTTATTTCAGGTATGCCATTTAGTTATAAGAACACTATTAAGGCAGGTGTTGCCAGTTTCCAAAGTACAAGAAGTATGCAAAGTATTTCTGCATTAGACGACGACATGGAAAGGCTAAAAGCATTTAATACTAGTTTTGTTAAACTAGCAGACTTAAACTTCGAGTTATTGATTGATGCTATTTATAGTGTTAGTTTTCAAGATGAGAAGGGCGAAGATGCTGTTATTAAAGACAAAAAAGTTATTAGAGAGTTTTTAGAGAATACTGATAACAACGTTGGAAAAGAAATTGAAGCATTTATCAATAGCATTAATGCTAAGGGTGTTAATAACGAGGTGCAAGTTGAATGTAGCAATGAAGAATGTGATAACACATTTAATTCTACTATTAACTTTGATCCTGTAAATTTTTTCACGGGTTCCTAGGGTCAGCCGAGCCTGAAGAAATTTCAGCCTACTTAGGTAAACTCGAGAAAGAAGGTCAAGCAATTTCTAAACAAGTAGCCGAGCTGGCTATTTTTAGTGAGGGTGCCGTTTCGTATACTGAGGGTTGGCACCTGAGTCCATCTGAGCGTGAAGAACTTATAAAGACCTTAAACCGCTACAACAAAATGAAGAGCGGTGACAAGAGTCAAGACTGGATGGATTAAAACTGTAAGTTAAATCCTATTTCTAATGTGTCGCCATCAACTGAACTAGTAGTTGCTTTAGCATAGAACATTTTATATGTGTGCATTAGTGTAGTCCTAAATGCAACATCATTGTTACTAAATTCAGATACCAATCCACCGTCCCACACAATGCTTGTATTACTCAAGCTCTGGTGCATACTAGTACCTAATGTTAAGTATGTATTTCCGTACACTGATGTGTGCATACCTGTTACATCTACATATAATTCTGCATCGTTTAAAGTAAAGTCTTTTACTGTGATGTTGTACTGACTGTTTTCTTCTGTAAAGCCTTGTACTGACGTCTTATACATTGCTAGGCCCGTTGTAACATGTAGGTTAGGTAGTATAGGAGTAGTATATTCTGCAAATGCATTTAGTGTAGAAACATCTAATTCAGCAGTACCGTTGCCATACCATTTGCCGTTACTGTTAGCACCGATCTTGTCTGTCATATAACCTAAACCGTAATGGAATTGTCCTGTTTGCTTGTCCAAGTATACTAATGCACCGTTAGATGTGTTGCCTACTGTAACACCTATGTTATCAAAATTGTGCGAGTAACCTTGAATACCTGTAACACTATTTCTTGCCATAAACACATTGTCGCTAAGTGTTGCATTTTTAATATTATGGAACAATGTTTTATTATCAGCAATAGTCTGTGCGTACTGCAATGGCTTATTAAGTAGTTCTGATCTCATTTCTTGTAACTGCGACGGTGGATCTAAACTAATAAAGAAACTAGTAATTGTTTGTGTGTCTGATGGTTGCATAATATTTGCACCAATAAAGTCGTAATCATATTTGCCATCTACTTCAACAGGGAATAACATATTAAATACAGGATTATTATCTGGTACAGCAAACTGGCTAGTTTCTGTGTAAGTGCCATCGCCATTGTTAATCATAGCATACGCTCGGTCTTGTGAAGTAACTAGTATATCGTCAATGCCATCATGATTGAAGTCTAGTATATAAATGTGGTTCACGCCGTTGTTAATTCCTTCTATTAACTCTTCGGCCCTAAATGCCGCATGGTCAAATGTTCTGTCGCCGTTGTTAGTTAAGAACTGTAACACATGCCCTTGATAATAATTTTCGCCGTCTGTGTTTGCTATAACTAAGTCTAGTAAGCCGTCTGCATTAACATCCGTTGCCTGCATATCGAATGCAATATTATATTCATAATACCCAGGAGGTAATGCGGTGTAGTCTGTTGTGTAATCTGATTCAGTGTTGCCCCAATAAATGCCACCTACACTATCTCCACCTAAGGAAACATAGGCGCCTTGACTCCAGCCTAGTGCAATATCTCCAAAACCGTCACCATCAAAATCTGCTATTGTTGTAGATGTCGCAAAGTGAGTATCATGACCTACTTTGAACCTAGTGTCTTTAAAGTTACCTGATCCGTCATTTAGCATAAAGAACTTGTATCCGTTCCCACCGTTCGTACCCATATCAGCAACGGGTATTGTGTTAGGCATAAAGATGTCATTAAAGCCGTCTCCATTTAAATCACCTACAGCATGGTCATGAACCATCAATCCAACTTCGACCCCATCTTTATTTTTGTTTGAAAGCATAAAGTCTGGCAAGTTATCATGCGACTTTATAAATTTGCCATTATCAGTTAACCACAAGTTACCTGTGTTAAACAAGTCTTTATTACCGTCGCCGTTTAAATCGTATTGGTGTGCAATACCCATGTTGTATTCTTGTACAGGCGCATCTTCTCCGTTATACCAACCCATGTTAGTCATAGTCGAATCTTGTCCATACACTAACGGACATACTCCGTTATCAAACACACTACAATCTAATGCAAAGTGTCCTTCGCCGTCATTAATAAATTGTAATGCTCGTGTGCCAGGTATCGTATTTCGGTCACCGAATGTTTGTACCCACACAACAAAGTCGTTATGTCCATCTTGGTTGATATCATTTTCTATAACATAACTTGCATTGGTCATCCAAGCACCTGGACCTGTATATTCGTCTGAGTCTGGATTGTTTAAGTCTTTGCCGCCGTGACTACCATTAATAGTAACTTGCAAAAATGCAAAGTCTTCAACAGTGTATTTGCCGTTAACCCAAGTTGTATCATTATAATCGCCTACACCATAAGACACATTGTTATAACCTAACGCACTATTAGTATTTTCAAAGTTATCTGAAAAAGTCTCAAACTGTATTCGCTTGTCAGGTGATGTAGTAACCGTTGTTGGAGGTGTTACTACAGTTGGGGTGGGTGCAGTTGTACTGCCGCCGCCACTTGCACATGCACCTAAGCCTAATGATAAAAGTATTGCACAGAAATTAATCATTTGCGTATTCCCCTTTTTATTTGTTAACATGTTTACAATTTCCCCTATATGTGTAGCCAGGACAACTACATTTACCGTCCTGTATCGTGTAAGTCTTACCGTTACTGCCTTGAACAACAACAACATCATCTGCTAATTGCTCGTCTGCCTCACCTAACTTAACAAACTTACGTCTGCTTTTGCTAAACTGCTTTAACGGATTATTAAACGTTTTAAGTTCAGCAGTTTCGGATGGCTTGTATGCAACTAGTTGCCCAGCACCATTAACATGGTAAATCCCATTGTTAACGGAGTACTTGCCCCAGTCAGTTACTTCTTGCAGTATCTCTATCATAGTGTTATCCTTTTTGCTAAACTAAGTGTATATTATACTAGGAAACTGCTTCTATGTCAAGTTTTTTACCAGTTTTTCTGGTAACTTTTACTAAAAAATCGGTAATAGCTAGTCTCCGTGCATATAAATACAGTTAATGTACACTAGAGAGACAACATCAATGAGTAAGTTCAGCACCGTATATAATTTTAAATTAGACATACCTGCAATACTAGAACTAGAGCAGGAAGTTGTTAACACTATACCCGAAAGCAAATACTACATGCACAAGGATCCAGATCGTACAGACATAGTACAAGACATACTAATGCTTTCAGATTTATCGTGTTTGGAAAAAGTTAAAGAACTGTTAAGTCCTATACAAGTGTTAGCGGAGCATAGTATTGGATTTGAAACTGTTCCTGCAAACGAACATGTTATAAATCATAATGACTATCTGTTAGGTTGGGGCAATCCATTTACTCGTAAGTGCAATATGTTATTCAATCTAGAGGATCACCCTATCTATATAACGCATGGGAAGGAAAATGAATCTAAGTATATTATGCCAGGTCAAGTCATGGCATTAAATGTACAACTATCACATGGATGTGACCACAGAGATATCGATGTAAGTTCTAAAATGTTTTCAATTAATTTACGGATGAACTATTTCGATACCGTAGCATATTTAAATACCATAATTAATTAAAAGCTTCATGTCCTTCAAAATACATGCCTATCATTACATATACCGCAATGTTAATAAAAATACATAGCGACATCATAATTCCATAAGTCATCAAAACCTGTTAAACAAATCAGCCGCATTACATTGTGGCTGAGCTCTACAAGTGAAGATGTTCCTATTCCATGTTATTGGATCTGGCATGTAATCAAACTGTGATTGTTGATTTATTGAAAACTTTAACGGCACACTACTACATGCCGTTAAAGTTACTACTAGTATTAAAGTTTTTGCTATTTTAGTCAGCACCGTTTTCTCTCCGTTTGTCTAATAGTGATGTGTATCCTTCTTCGTCTAAGTGTGTTATAGCTAACCAGGCGTGGGTCATTTCGTCCCCTGTTCTACTACCGCCCATTACCCACATATCAGAGTCTGGGTTGTTTGGGTTATCTGATGTGTTGTCGTACCATTGTTTCAATACAATAACTGCACCAGCTGGAATTAGCGGTGCTACATCTGGAGCATATAAATGACTGTGATGCCATGTTGCACTCCAATTTGATACTTGGCTAATTTGTTCTGTTTTGCCTGTGATAGGATAGAATATTTCCAAACTTGCGGCATTCATTCTTAAATGCCCGTGTGGTTGAAAACTGTCTAATCTCACAGGATGGTCAAAACTGTGGAAGCCTTGTGTCATGTGATAACCGTTCGGAGCAATAACTATATCGTCTTGGTCACCTAAGCGATACAACGATAAGTCTTGCTTATACTTTAATGTTTCACTTTCTTCTTGTGAGTATAGCCAAAGTCCTATCTCTACTACATTGTCTTTGATTACACTCCCAGGAGCCATTGCGCCTAATCCACCTGGGTACATATGAATGTCCCAACTTACTTCTGCATTTGCTGGAATAGTCCTGCACACACCCTCTGGTACTATCTCACCCCATTTACCCATTGCATATTCTGTTAACATGCCCTGGTTACCGCTCTCAGTTATAATACTACTGTTGGCGTGATGTACTACTGCTTTAGCTTCGCCACGTGGCTTAACTTGTACTGCTTTTATGCAACGATCCTCTGTTAGTCCAGTCGGAACTAAATGCTTATGCCATAAGTCGTTACCACTTGCAGGAATGTCTATTGCTACACTGGGTATAACTGTATCGGGTAAGCCAAACTGCTCAGTGAAACTCCATGCTTCTGGATCTGGTAGTTGTGCTGTCTGCACCGTTATGTCAGGATCACCTCGTAGGCTTCCTTTATCTACCCATTCCACAATTGTGTCTATATCCATTTGAGATAGACGCCAATCTCCTTGCAAGTCTTGTATGCCAATTCCATGATCGTATGCGTATGGAGGCATCTCTCTTGTCATTACTTTATAACTTATAAGAGGAGCCCATGGTCTAACTTGTTCGTACGTTTCAAAACTCATTGGTCCTATGCCACCTGCTCTATGGCATACTACACAATTGTTATTAATAATATCAGCAACGCCTGACACATAGTCTGTTGCCCATGATGATGTAGACACAGTGGCTAAAAAAGCCGTGAGTATATACTTGTACATGTGTTTTCCTTTGGATTGCGTATCAACTACGAGCGAGTGCTCTAATACTAATATAACCTTATGTTATATTCTTACATATATTTATCTTAATTGGATAAGTTCTAGAACTGTTTATATATGTTTGTTACAATTAATTACAATTAGCTTTTTAGATACTTCGTATCTTTTCCAACTACTAACTTCATTCATTACATTCATTTCAGTTCTTGTTAGAAAGTTTCTAATTAGTTAATTAATGCGATATCATATAGTTGGAGTCATACTTCTCCTATTGCAAGGAGAAGCTGTTCGGAAAATATAGTGTCTGTCGACATCATATGAGCCATCATCATCTCTAACTCGGGTGCTATAAGGAACCAGTGAGCTTTCTGTCCCCATACACTACCGTCTCATCTCACGGAAATTTATGTAACCTTGTAGAGTTTAGTTACACAAACTTGTAGGTTGCTTTTTCTCATTGCCTACATCCTTTTAATACAGTTTGTCGTGTGTTTGTATCTTTACCGCTATACATCTCCAATTCTCGCACCTTGTTCAGGTTTGTCGAGGAGTCCGATATTGGCCTCGGGTGGGGCTGGTGTATAGTCCTATGTAGTGTGACTTGGTGTCTGTGGTGTGCCTTGCTGTGACTTGGTGTCTGTGTTGTTATGCAATAGTTAGTTATCTATCTTTCAATGCTTCTCGTAGAATTTTTGAACCGCCTACCCTAACGTTAATAATACCGTTATAGTAATCATCGGTTTCTAATACACGCCTTTCAAATTGTTCTCTGGCTTCGAGATAACTTGCAACGCCTCTACTGGGGCAATACCAAATTATTTCTCTTGTAAACTTACCTTCTCCTAGCTCTGATACATCAGCATTTAGATGATCTGAACTTCCCCAATAAGTTTTCCAGTCCGATTCTTTCGTTCCGCGACGTTTGTTCTTTTTGCCTTTTAGTGGAGGCTTAGTTGTTTTAAATTTGGCTAACTTTTTACCTACATACTTTCTATCGTTTGTGGTATTAGTAATTAAGTAGACAAATGCCTCGCAATCGTCTGGAAGTGAGTCTACTGTTTTGCCTTCATAAGTCCATGGTGTCATGCATATTAGTTATCCAATATTTCGATGTCATTGGCATAAGAAGTGAAACCTCCTTCCTTTACAACATACAATACATTACTAACTCTTCCTTGCAGTTCTTCTTTATGGGAAATTAAGAATACATTTTTCTTAGATTCTCTTCCCATCTTTTTAAGTACGCCCAGTGCCGCTTCAACACCAGTTGTATCCATACCAGAGTCAACAAGTTCATCGATACACATTAAGTTCATTGGTTGGTTAAGACTTTCATAAATATCTCTGAATGCCCAACTCATGCCAAGTATTAATCTGTTACGTTCGCCTCTACTTAAATTATCAAAGTCTAAGTCTCTGCCATATTCAGTAATGTCTACACTCAAGTCTGAGTTGAATCTAACATCATGTGGCAAGCCTAACTTTTCTAAATAATAATTTAGTCTGTAGTTTAAGTATTGTAAGTTCTGGTCGATAATTTTCTTTCTTATAAAACTGTCTTTGCTTGTTAATAGTTTATACAAAAAGTCTTGATGGTCTTTTAATTTAGTCCACTCGTTAATGCCTTCATAACTAACTTCTTCCAAGCCAGTTTCTCTAAGTGTAACTACTTGGTCAGAATATGGATTAGTTTCTTCTTTACGTTCAGCAAGTTGCTCTGTGATAGTATCTAAATTATGTCTATGCTGTAAAGCATCTTCCATGCTGTTATAAAAAGTAATAGGACTTTCAGGCAGTTCTCCGATGTCAGTTAGGCTTTGCTCTAACACAGCTATTTTGCCTTCTAATTCTGTAGAATACGATAGCTCTTTTTTTTCTTTTTCTTTAAGCTCTGCGGTATACGTTTCATGAGTATCCAAGTGTGCTGTACTTTGATCACATGCCGGGCATACACCTGATTCAGCTTTCTCGATATCGCTTCGTATACTAACAAGTGTACTAGCATTACGTTTGCTACTAGTTTGTAGTTGCTTTAACTCATTTTGTAAGCCTTGCATTTTTGAATACTGTTTGTGAACAATATCTAATTCTCTGTGCTTGTCTAGTTCGGAATCAATATCAGTTTCACTTAATGCATCCAATGATGCTTGTAAGTCTTTTAATTTTACGCTATGTTGATTGTCCCATGCTTTCCTACGCAATTCAATGTCGTCAATGTTCTTTTCAATACGCTTGTTAGCATTCTGTACTGCTTGTATTCTAGACTCTTCGTCTTTAATGCTGTCTTTGGTATTTTTAAGTAGCTCTTTAAGTAGCTCTGCTTTTTCACTAATCTCAGTGATGCCTAGTAACTGCTCAATCATATCACGTTGGTCATTAGTTTTCATACTAAGGAACGGTTCAGTGTATGTATTCAATGCAATCAAATGCTTAAACATATTATGAGGGAACCCTATAATACGTTCTATTTCTTTTTGTGTTTCTCTACTGTCGCCTTGCTGTTCGTCATCAGCTTTCTCTACACCATCTATAAAAAACTTTAAAGTGTTAGGACGTCTGCCACGTTCAATTCTATATTCGTTTCCGTTGATATCAAAGTCAACAGTAATAATCATGCCTTTAGCATTTGTTTTATTAATTAAGTTATCACGTCTAATGTTTGTTAACGCTTCGCCGTATAATCCATAACTTAATGCATTAATGATTGTCGTTTTACCTGTACCGTTTCTACTGCCATCGCCACCTAAGTCTAAATTGTGTCCTAGGACTAGTGTTAGTTGCTCGGTATCAAATGTAACCGCCTGGGTATTGTTGCCAATACTCATAAAGTTTTTTGCTGTTACGTTTTTTATAGTAAGCATTTATAAGGTCTCTAAACTTCTGTAAATTTTAACAAGCTCGCCGGTGTCGACTAAGTTGCTTTCGATTGTTTCTAATTGCTGTATAACAATTTGGTCAACACTTTCAAATTGTATTTCACCACCTTCGAAGGCTTCCTCTTCTTCTTTAACAGGAAGTAATTGTATCTCTCTAACTTTAAATTGTTCTGCAAATGTTTCACGAATAAAGTTTGCTTCTTCGTAACTGATGTTTACATCTAGTTTAACTCTTGCATGAGTTTGTGAATCTAAATATTTTTCAGGCGCTTCAAGTAACTGACGTAACCCTATAGTAACATACTTTGGACACTCTGCCCAATTAACATATTGTGGCTCGCCATCCCATTCTAAAAACATTGCACCACGTTCATTATCTTGTGCATCTGCATAGTTATGTGGGAAAGCATTACCGATGTAATGTATGTTGCCTTTATATTGACGTTTGTGGAAGTGACCACTGAATACATATTCTGGACCACTTAACATGTCTGCTCTAATACCACCGTGATCCGGCATTTCAATCATTGCATTCATTTTAAAGTATGGTAACTCGAAATGTCCAAACATGTATTTGCATTTTACTTTAGCAACATCTTTGTGTTCGTCTCCGATTAACCATGGAACGATAGCAACATCATCTTGTAGGAAGTGTTCATCTACCATAACAATGTTAGACATATCTCTAGCAAACTCGATACTGTTTAAGTCACGCTTTTCTCTATAAAACAAGTCATGATTTCCAGTGATAAAGTACACAGTTTCAAATGCATCGTTTAATCGCTTTAAGTCTTTGATAGTAGAGTTCATAGTAGCAATGTTAATACTTGCTCTATGATGATGCCAGTCGCCCAGAAATATACAAGTCTCGCAATTCCGTGCTTTCGCTTCCTTAATAAACCACGTTATAAAGTTATCGCAGTCTATTAAATGTTGTCTACTGTTTTGTTTTAAGCCGTAATGTATATCGGTGAAACACGCGGCCCTTTCAAAAAGGTTTGCCATAGTGGTTGTTACTCAGTTGATGTATTTTCTACTTCAGTTTCTGCAATCGCACGAAGTTCTTTCATCTCATTCTCGTATGCAATCTGTCTACCATAACTTGGTAAATGACCAGACTCGATTAAGATGTCGTCTCTAATTGATTGGTTACGTTTCTCTAAGTTTAACACTCTAGTGAAACTGTTATTAACTGTAGCGGTATAATATGCAAATGGATTGTCTGATTTTGCTTCGTTGAATTGCAATCCTATTTGAGCAAGTTGTACTAATGCTTGTCCACGCATTTCGTCAACATAAGTGTAACCTCGCCAGTTACCTCTTTGACTGTAACGCTCTACAAGTTTCATAAACATGCTACCGAGGGTATTTGTAATTTTTCCGTGGTCAACACTAAAATGACCATTGTGTAGTCCACCTACCCAATGACTTCTAGCAACTTCCCTAGGATTTGTTCCAGCACCATCTACTATATAATGTTTAAATGGAGGGAAATTTAGTTTTGCTTTTGTATCAGCAACTGTTTTAGTAGTTTTCTTTCTACCCGGTTCATCTGGAATATGGTCATATCCCATAACTCTAAACACTAGTTCATCTACTGCAAGAGAAAGCGGATCAACTGCAAAGTCTTTCTGCTTAGGCTTCTTATCCCAACCGCCTTCTTTCATAGCAGTTTGGTAGCCTTCTGATTGTAGTTTTGCTGACCTATTCTCTTGAGCCTGTTTAATAGTAGTTTTATTAATTTCGTTGACATCCATTAAAATGATGTCTGGGTTCATGTACTTGTCATCTTGCACATAACAATACGACATCTTACTAGCATGAATCTGCTTTAGTATGTCTTTGTTGTTTAAATAATTAACCTTTTTTGGTGTAATGTGAGCCATATAATCTCCTTAGTTAAACAGTATTATAGTGCCTAAGCAAGACAAAGTCAACTGTTTTCTAATAATCGTACTAATAATTAAAACGTGCTATTATTTATCTTGATAAATACAACGAAGGAGCACAATATGGCAAATGAAACATCAAATACCCAACCTAGTGTAAACAGCGAAGACGGTTCTCAAGAATTTAATCAATTCATGAAACGCAACGACGGCACAGAATTTGGGGAAATAGACTGGCGAGCAAGAATCCGACCTAAGAAAGGCGGAGAGAAATGGGCATACGGTCTAGTAGATCCCGATGATCCTTCTAAAGAAATTACTGATAGTGTACTAAAACCATTGCAAGAGAGAGGCGGAATTGTGTTTCCTTTTACTCCGGATATCTTCCTTGCGGCTTCAGTAGATTATAATGAGTCTACCCAACATGGATCGAACTATCCGTTTTATACATACATTAATAGTAGACCTACAACGATACCTATCACAGGAACGTTCACAGCAAATACTACAGACGAAGCACAATATATGTTAGCAATATTTCATTTTTTAAGAAGTGTTACTAAAGCATTCTATGGTGATAGTGCTGTTAAGAGTGGATTCTTTGGAACTCCTCCTCCAGTGTTATTATTTGAATACTTAGGAGAATTTGGGTTTAACAAAGTTCCAGTTATCATACGAAACTATAACTTCCAGTTACCGCCCAACGTAGATTACGTTCCGGTTAAATACAAAGGTAAAACTACAATGATGCCAACGGAAACTAGTATAATGATAGAACTTGCACCACAATACACATATAGAAAAACAAGAAAGAAATTTAACTTGCAAAGATTTACTAGTGGCAAGGGACTATCGGATGGATTTATCTAATGGCTAACACGGTTAACAAAGACAGTTTTTTACGCAGAGCTTCCACAAGAGGATTATTTCTTGACGTAAACGATTTGCCTAAACTTCCAAAAAGTCGAGCAGATAGAAAGTATTCAGTAGAACCTAAATACGCAAAACGCCCTGACTTACTAGCATACGAACTATATGGAACGGTCCAACTATGGTGGGTGTTTGCATTAAGAAACCCAGATGCATTAGTAGACCCTATAGAAGACTTTGTGTCAGGTTTAATAATATTCGTACCCTCTAAGGAAGTAATAGACAGGCTAGCAAACTAATGTTTGGATCTTCCAAAGACAAAGAGACAGCTGAAACTCCTATAAAGGAAGACCGATGGATTGGTGCTGTAGCCGGTAACAAACTAGATGCTTTCAATAACGCATCATATAATTTTAGACTTTACATGATACCCGATGATGACGGCAACGGCGGCGGATATAAAAACGGAGCCTTAAAAGCCGCACCAGAACAAACAGTTATTATTGCTCAGACTAGTGTAACTGGTGTAGCAATAGAAAATGTAGAATTAAATATCGTTAGGTCCGGAGCAGGTGTATTTGTGACCAACGGTTCTTTTACACTTATACAGCCCGGCGCCGCAGACTTACTAGACCAGATACAGATGGCAAAACAAGTGCTAGGCATCAAAGCCGGTATGTTTGCTAATGCACCTGTATTTCTCGAATTGAACTTTAAAGGATACACAGAGGATTTAGACGATAATGAATCCGGTGGCGAACCTGTTTCTATCGATGGGCCATGGTGTTGGCAATTAGAAATTGCGACTATCGATGTAAACATTAATGATGCTGGTAGCACATATGATGTTACGTTCGTACAAACCGAATCAACCGCATACTCGGATACATTTTATACAATTCCAGCTGACACCAGTATGACTGGTAGCACTATTGTAGAATGTATGAAATCCTTAGAAGATACACTTAAACAGTTCAGAGAAGACAACTATAAAGAACATGCTGTACAAGATGAAGTATCGTTTGACTTCTCTAATCTTGTGTTGATGCTCGATGGAGACGGCAATTTAAATTATAGTAACTACAAACAAGCTGAACAAGTAAACAGATTAATGAATGCAGATTCCATGGGAATCAAGACCAGAGAAGAATACGATAAAATATTAGAAGACAATCCAGACAGTTTAGATGGTGGTATAGAAGCCAGCGGTGGAGTTTGGAGACGAAACAGAATACAACTAAAGCAAGGCACTAACTTACATAAGATCCTTACAACATTGCTAGTAATGAATGATGACTTTTTAAAGGCAATCACAAGAAAGACAGACTTCACTGATCCTACCATAGACAAAGACGGTCTAGACATGAATCAAACATTTACCACATGGTACAGAATAGAAGCGGTTACTGAGTGGCTAGACTATGACCATAGAAGAAATACTTACGCAAAGAAAGTAACTTATAAACCTATACTTTATGAAACAGCAGACGACTCACTAGCCAGTGGCCCGGGTGAATTTGATACTACTAAAGAAAATATTAACACTCGAATAAATGAACTGAAAATAAAAAAAGCATATCATTATTTGTATACTGGACAAAATGACCAAATTTTAGAAGCAACTATTGGCTATAAAGCAGGACAACTATTACTAGGTGCTCCGCAAGGAGGATTGATGGGTGATGCATCTACTAATCCTAACGCACCAGGAACTCCGACAACTGATGACGACCTCAACAATTCACAAAAGAAGGCTAAGATTGCGGCGGCACAAGAAAACACAGACGCACTAACCAAGAAATTAAATAACTCTGCATACCAGAATGAAGTTGCTGACCAACTACAGTTAAGTGCTTCTGAAAGAAAGTCTCTACAAGAAAATAAACAGACACAAAGGAATTTAGCAGAAGCTATGGTATTATTGAATAACGGAGGCAATGATCCGCTAGGGTATTTCAGGTCCCAAGAAGCCAATGCAGATCCTAGCACCCCTACATCATCGGATCCGACGCCAACGCAAAACGACCCACCGTACAAGCCAGAGCCGAGTGGCTATTTGTATGGAGCGGATCTTATTGACAATGCCGGCGGCAGTGAAATTGTTATTGGCGAACTTAGTTCTCGTCAAGCAATGAACTCGTTAAAGATGGCAGTTACTAAACCGGGATTTGACTATACTAAGAGTATTGTGTCCACATCAGGTAATACTGTTGACGGCACGCCTAAAGCAACATTGTTTGGATACATGTACCAAAATGTCAATGATGCAAGTATATTAATTGATTTAGGATTAAAAATTAGAGGCGATGTATGGTACTTAGGCGAGAAGCCAACGGACCCGCAGAAAGGCAAAGGCATGTCAGCGAAACTAGACAACATTGGAAAGGCAACCACTATGGATTCCATATCGTATACCGGCAATGATAACTATTTTCTATTTACAATGCAAACTCCGAGGGTAATAGATCCTGATATGGATGATGAAGATAACAACACAGGGTATCTTGAGAAAGCAGGCACGGCTTACTTTATAAGCGGTGTATATCAAATCATGGCAACTACATGTACATTTAGTAATGGCATGTTTGAAATAGAAGTAAATGCTAAAAAGAATACAGCACTAAATTTATCTGAGTACGACATAGTAGATATAGATTACGGAGATGGCTACTTAGCCGGTCCAGCAGATGATGGATTTGATCCTAATGCAGAAGCAGACGCCGTCAACGCACGACAACTAGAAACATTTAATGAGTCCAAAGCGGACAGGAGTACAGGCGGATGAGTTTACGCGGAAATTATAGAGCAGATAAGTTTAAAGTTAGTAGAAATAATCCCACTGCGGAAATGACTAAAAATGCTGATTTAGATTTCGGTGTATATTTAGGCGAAGTTATTGTTAGACCTAAAGACGATACTAACAGTGGCAGACTAACAGTGTATATTCCATCGTTAGGCAAAGATAGAGATAATCCGAGTAATTGGGTTAATGCATTCTGGAGTACTCCGTTTGGTGGAAGTACCCCGGCTAACAGAATTGGAGACAATTTAGCATCGTATGTCGAAACACAAAAAACATATGGCATGTGGATGGTACCGCCTGATGTAGGTAACTGGGTATTAGTATGTTTTGCTGACGGCAAATCTAAATTACCATTTGTACTAGGATGTTTACTACCAGATCAAATGGCTAACATGGTACCTGGTAATGCCGCAGGCAGAACTTTTGGCACAGACCAAAAATTGCCAGTTGCAGAAGTTAATAGACAAACAGACCAAATAAATCACGGTGTTAATGCTACACGACCAGTTAACCCATATATAACAAAACCTATTCTTGACCAAGGCTTAATAAATGACAAGCTCAGAGGCTTATCGTCATCTAGTGCAAGAAGAGAATCACCTAGTGCAGTATTTGGTATATCTACTCCTGGTGCAGAAGATGTAAATTTAACTACAGGTAAAAAAGACGGCACACACAGAACAGGTGGACACAGTTTTGTGATGGACGATGGCGACATCAACGGCGACAGTAAAAATATAAGAATTAGAACAGCAGGTGGCAACCAAGTATTAATGGACGACACTAACGGACTAATTTATATAATAAATGCAAAAGGTACTGCGTGGGTAGAGATGAGTGGAGACGGCGACATACAAATATATAGTGAAAAAGATATTTCGTATAGAGCTAAAGGTAACATCAATATTCGTGCAGACAAAAATTTAAATCTAGAAGGCAACACATCTGTAAATATTAATGCAGGTGTTTATGGCGAAGCACATGAACAACAAGACGAGGACGGCAATCAACGTGGCGTACTCAACATTAACGCTGGCGCAGAAGCTACTATGAAAGTTATGAAAGACTTTGTGTTAGAAGTAGACGAGTTAGGCAGTATGCATTTAACTGCCAGACGATCACTACTTGCAACCGCTGGCGCTGACATGCATTTAAATGCTAAGTCTAACATGTTTAGTACAGCGTCAGAAACTCAGCATATTAAGGCAGGCGGTGAGACAAATATACAAGCAGGTAATAAAGTAAACGTAGTGGGCAGTACGGTGCATCTCAATGATGGTGGTAGTGCAACACAGGCAGAAAACAGTAAAGCCGCTTTGGCTATACCGACAATAGCACATGAAGACCAGCCAATAGAAACACCAGGGTGGGAATATGACTTTCAAGCAACTAGCGAAGATAATCCGTTGACCACTGACGGTGAGAGAGATGGTAATAAAGATACTGTTACTAGTATTATAGAGCCATTACTGACTCGAGAGCCTTACATAGGCCATGCAGACAAAGACAAACCAACTAGTTAAGCTGTTTCGTTATTCTTATTTGTATGTATTTGTTGTTGTAAATCAGCAAACTTGATATAGGCTCTATATTTGCCTTCTTGTTCTTCAGCAACTGATCTTCTTAAAGTTTTAATTTCGGCTCTTAGTTGATTACATTCGTTGTTCTTGTCAACAAGCATAAGACGAAGTTCTTCTTCTAAGGTATCGTTTAAGCTATGGTTATTATTCACCAAACATCTCCCTTTTTATAATTTCAACCGTTTCAAAATTAACTAGCACTTCGTTGTGACTAGTACCCATTTCAATCTGTTTCAAATTATTAAAATTACTAGGAACAGATTTCTGTGTTTTAACAGTTAGAGTGCCATCGTTAGATTCACCCATACCAGCAAGAGCATTTCCGGCTCCTCTAGTTCCTGTTGTTACTATGTTAATTATCTTAAAATCATTGTTTACAGTTTGTAATGCAGTGATAAACGTACTCTTTGGATTTAGTGCTGTAAAAAGTTTGCTGTGTCTGAATGCATACGATAACCATTTTGCTGTTCTACTACCGCCCCACGGAGCACTCATGGCTAAAAATACTTCACAGTTAGCAAATGCCTGTACCGCTTTTAATCCTAGCAAACACCCGTAACTATGTGCTATTACGGAGAATGGTTCATGCCCAAACTCATCGAGTATTTCCATTTTGATACGAGTTACTAATGTTTCCGGTAGCTCTTGCGTGTCGTACTCTATATAAAGTACGTTATGTTCTGGCAAGAATATTTGTAAAAAGTTAAAACTTAACGTGGAGGCGCCACTACCATGTATAAAAACAATATTTTTGTTAGGCGGTAACGGCATTCTTGAGCATAGATTCCATGTCATAGAATTCCTGTGGTACTTTGCCCTTCTGACCTACAAGATTAACCATTTCGAACAATACATAGCCCTTAGTGTGGTAATCGTAAATGCCTACGGAATGTAGACGATTCTGTTTTTTCGACATCATCTTTTGGAAACGAGGTCCGTACCCAGAAGACTGATCAGTTAATTTTAACTGCTTGTTAACTGCGTCTGCTTTTTTGCAAATGCTGTCGAATCGTTCAATGATATTTCTCATTGTTATTCCTATAAATTTATAAAATTAGCAAGATAATTCCTACTATGTTATTATGTATCCATTCTATTGAAAAGTCAACATTTTTTTAGGCTTATTATGGTGTTTATTATAACTAGTTTTAATCCTTTAGGATAAATAGTTGTATGGCAAATATATACAGAGGATTCAGCACAACAGGCAAGGTAAGGGCACCTTATACGCTAATTGATGGTGAACTTATAAAAGCTGACTTACTTAACGAACTTTATACCAAAAGAGGTGAGCGAGTAATGAGACCTACATATGGTACTAGAATTTGGGATATTATAATGAACCCTCTAGACCAATACGTTGTTGCAGAAATCAAAGAAGATATAGAGCGTATTGTATCGAAGGACAGCAGGGTAGAAATGACCGATATGTTCACTGATGTATTAGACCACACAATTCGCATAACATTACACTTAAAGTTTAAACCGTTTTTATCGGAAGACACACTATTTGTAGAGTATGCTAGGGAAAACGTAGAGATATAACATGGCAGTTAATAGCAGACAAAATAATTTATTCGCGGCAGAAGATTGGTCAGTAGCCTATCAGGCATATAGTCAAGTAGACTTTCAAGCATACGACTTTGACACTATTAGAAATGCAATGGTCGAATATATCAAATCTAATTTTCCAGAAAACTTCAATGATTATATTGAAAGTTCAGAATTCATAGCAATCATAGAATTGCTTGCCTACCTCGGGCAAAGTATTGCATTCAGAATGGATGTTAATACAAGAGAAAACTTTTTAGAAACTGCTGAGCGAAGAGACTCGGTATTTAAACTTGCTAGACAACTTGGATACAATCCAAAACGAAATATGCCTGCAAGTGGATTAATGAAAATTGTAAGCGTGTCAACTTCAGAGGCGTTAACAGATAGTTCGGGTGCAAGTATAAACGATAAAACTATTAGCTGGAACGATGCAAACAATCCAGACAGTTACGAACAATTTTTAACTATAATGAATAGTGCATTTGGTAATGTTAACAGATTTAGTAAGCCTGTAAAAACAGGAACTGTCGGTGGAATCATAACAGACAGATACGATATTAACACTCCAATCACTGCATCGCAAACATACGGCTTTGATGTAAATGTTAACGGAGTTGACAGAGCATTTGAATTTGTGAATGTTGATTTTGAAGATGCCGGTGTGTTTGCAGAAAAGCATCCAGACAGCACAAACAACTTTTCAATACTTCATAGAAATGACGGACTAGGATCATTAAGTAAAAATACTGGATTCTTTATGATGTTTAAGCAAGGCACATTGCGATCATCAAATTTCGATTTTACTACACCAATTGAAAACAGACAACAAGCAATTGCTGTTGATAATATTAATGAAACAGATGTATATTTGTCAGAAGTAGATAGTAATGATAAAGTATTAACTAAGTGGGTTAAAGTTCCAAACACTGTTGGACAGACTTTAATGTATAACACTAAGGCTAAAAATACTCCGTTATTATATGCTGTACAAAATGTAGGACAAGGTGGTATTAGACTACAGTTTGCAGACGGTAACTTTGCAAACGTACCTATGGGATCATTTAAAGCTCAGTACAGAGTTAGTGACAACGAAAGATTTGCACTACAGCCAGATGATGTTAGAACTGTTGTAACAACTATACCATACTTTACAGGAGATGGTAAATCGCATCAGTTAACAATTACATCAAAACTAGAAAGCAAGGTATCAAACAGTTTACCTGCAGAAACACTTGCTGGCATTAAGGAAAGAGCACCACAGGCATATTATGCTCAAGACAGAATGGTTACAGCTCAAGACTACCAAGTACTTCCTTTAGCTAAAAGCACAAACATTAAAAAATTAAAAGTTACTAACAAAACACATGCTGGACACAGTAGATATATTGATATTACAGATCCTACTAGTACTTTCCAGACCACAACTAGTATCGCAGAAGATGGCGCATTGTATGAAGAGCCTAGTAACTCTAGTGATGCATTTAAAGTAACAACTACGAATACTACACAAGATTTTATTAACACAAAGTTTCCAACTATTATTAAGAACTTAAAACTTAATGATTTTATTTACAGCACATTTAGAACTAAAGTTAAAGAAGTTCCTGCTTATACTGATATGTTTGATATTTCATTATTCGGCATAACATGGAATACATTGCCAAGAATTGCTACAGGTGTGTTTGGGTATATGTCTGAGACATATACAGCTGGTGGAACACCTACTGACGTTAATGTAGCTAATACGCTGTTTAAAATTATACAGCCTGGCTATATGTTAAAATTCTATGATCCCACTGATAAAACAAAATATGAATGGGCTAAGATTGTTAGTATGGATAACAACGGTGTTAGAAACTCGGCTAGTAGTACATCAAATGGCCCAGTTAAACTTAATAAGAAAATTACAAATGGTTGGAAATGTGATGAAGTAATTGTTATTTTAAGAAAAACATTATTTGCATTAGAAGAACAGCAATTAAAATCGGCAATGGCTTCTAGAAGAACATTTGGCGTAAGATTTATGCCTAGCGAAAATAGATTCTATATTATAGAGAATAATAATTTAAGTACTGCTAAAGACTTTAGTGCTTCGTATACCGGAGATTCATCAGGAACAGGATTAGATGCAAGTTGGATATTAAAATTTAAATATGTTAATGTAGATACATTATCATACAGATATGATATTGAAATTAGAGGAACACAATTTGTGTTCGAAAGTTTAGACGATGTTAGATTTTATAATGTCAATGAAAACAGGTTACAGGATAACGCAACAGGTTTAGCAAAATACGATTCAATTGAATTACCAACATTAAACATTAAGCCTAGTTTCACAGAATCATTTACATGGGTTGACGAAGACGGTGTAATAATTGGAGACAAGTGGTATTTAGGTACTACAGGATCTTACTTTTCTAATATACCGTTGATTTCCAGAAATGTTAAGCATTACGATATAGCAGTTTCAGTTATATCTAACTTAGGAATTTATCAAAATGGAGCCATAGGGGCTTTTGTACAACCAACATCAATTGAATTAGGCACATCGGCATCAACAACTGTTACTGACAAAGTAGTAGTAGTTGCAGACACTGGCGTAATTTATAAGTTGCCAAAAATAACTATAGCGTTTGATGGTACCACATTCGGTGGACCAATTTTAAATGCTACAGGCGGCATTGCATACAGATATAATAATCAGAACTTAACACTGGCGGCAGGCGGTTCATGTACAGTAGCTGGCGCTTCTTTCCAATTAGCTACTAGTAACTATGCGGCACAGACAGGAACACTTGTAGTTGACTTTGAAGCAAGACATCACTATGCTATAGACAACTCTGCTAGAAATAACAGAAGTGATACTATTGCAGTTAAGTATGTTAACGACAACTCTAGACTTGATGCTCCGATAGTATATAGTGCTATAGGAAACTTTAGTTACCCAGACGGATATACTGATCCTAAGAAGGTTAAAGTTACTCCTGTTAATACAGCATCATCAGATAGTCCAGATAATCCAATCCAGTTTGAACATTTTGTTGGCGCAGACGACATTATATTATTTGAAAATTATGAAGACTTTGATGGCTACACTTATACTAGACCAGTTAAAACAGGCATATTAGATTTAAGAAAAGAAACAACACTAACGTTTGCTGGAGATAGATCAACTGTGACAGGCGCCGCTGGTGTGCCGTATAATACTGCTGATTACGAATTCTACTTAGTTAGAAACAAAACTGTTGTTGATTTATTTAATAACCAGCAAGGTAAAAATGAAACTACTGGTGGCATGCATAATAAAAAGATTTATTCTAAAGATACTGGGAAGGTATTTATTTTAACTAAGAGTAGCACAAACTTAGCAAGTGTTAGCAACTACGAAAGTTCAAGTCACTTTGCTAAAAAAGGCAGAAGTTTTACACAGAATTCTAAGTCACTCAGACAAAACGGTGTAGTATTTAAATGGACTCACGTTGCAGACAATAGTATGCGAATCGATCCTAGTGTTAGTAACGTACATGAATTCTTTGTACTTACTTCTTCGTACTGGGAAGACATGCAATCTTATATTAAAGTGCCAGGAACAGATTTCCCAACAGCACCTACTAGTTCAGAATTAGAAAACGAATTTGCTATTTTACAAGACTTTAAATCTGCTAGTGACCAATTAGTATTCAAGAGTGGAAGATTTAAATTAATATTTGGCGATGATGCAACTGATGAGCTACAAGCAAAATTCAAAGTTGTTCGATTGCCTGGAACAAGTTTAAGTGATAACGAAATTAAAACAAAAGTTATTGGCGCAATTAACCAATATTTCAATGTAGATAATTGGGACTTCGGCGATACTTTTTACTTCACAGAACTAAGCAGTTATATACATCAGCAAGTTGGAAATGCTATAGGCAGTATTGTTATTGTGCCTACAAAAGCAAGTGGTGTTTTTGGAGACTTATTCCAAGTTAAAGCAGATGCAGACGAACTATTTTTAAGTACAGCCGGCATTGACGAAATTGATGTTGTAGACAAATTAACACATGGTAACATTAAGCCTAACAAGACTAGTAGCGGACTATTAACAACATACAATGGTGTTGACAGCTCTGTGGGTCCTTATGCTATTAATGGTTACTATCCGTTATATGCTTCAGCTGAAGCGGCAAACTTTGCAGGTGACGGAACAAGTATGACGCACACATTCTTTGGGCAAGTATTTTACATGCCTAACAGTGTAACATACTACCATGGTACTTATGTACTGGATCAAAGTGTAGCAAACACTACATTGGGTAATACAATTACCCTAAATAATTCTGTGGGCAACTCTAGTAGCTCAACAGACAACAGCGGATATTAGGAAAAAACATGGCTGATAAGCAAATAAGTAAGTTACCCGGTGCATTACAGACCACGGTATTAAAGAACTTTTTTGAAAGTACCGTAGAACAGTTATTCAGTAAAAGTAACATTGAAACAATTTCCGCATACATTGGACGTAAGGAGCCAGATCAATTTAACTCCAGCCAAGACCACTACATTGTTGAACCAAATCCAAGCAGACAAAAATACAGTTTAGAGCCAGTAGTAAACACAATTGATGGATCTACCGGCGAAGCAACAAATGTATTATTCTACGAAGACTTTGTTAACCAATTATCGAGTTATGGCGTAGATACTAAAAACGAAAATGTATTGTTTGACACAAATTTTTATAGTTTTTTACCTCCAATTGATTACGACAAGCTAGTTAACTTCCAGGAATATTTCTGGAGCACAGACGGCCCAAACAAGATTACAGTTAACGGAACTAGTGCAACAACTATTAATGTTTTAAAAGATATAATAGGCAAGAAGTTTTATACTTCACCTAATGGCATAGAACTTAAAAACGGCGCTGTTATAGAATTTGCAGGCACACATGTTATTCCAGCAACGTACTTAGGAATCAGATACATCGTAGAAGGTGTAGGCGATAGCATAGTGTTATATGCTAAGGATCAAAACTTTAGTGCTATATTTTCAACACCAGCATTTACGCCGTGGGACGATGAAGTTATAACGGCGGAATCAACGCTTATAGCATCTAACATACCATCAGGTGCAATTACAGCCGCCGCATTATTATTAGAAGACAACGGCACTGCTAGACAATACTATGACGCACTAGGAAAGAAAATTGACAACGAATTCTTTATTGGATTAGATGATATAACATTAACTGGTGAAACTTACTGGAAAGGATATGTTACAGGCACTGGCAAGTTTCTTTCATACATGAACACAGGTACTGCAGGCTTTGATGCTGATCCATGGGATGGCGGCAACACCCAGATAGTACCCGACTACTTGATTATGCAAAGGGCCGCTGAAGATAACAATACTTGGAGTAGGATTAACTTTTGGCATCACAAGGACAGATTTACAGAATCGGCTACTGCATTGCCTGATAAGGCTTACAGAGCAAAAAGACCGATCCTAGAATTTGATAGAAATTTAGAATTATATAACTTTGGAAGTAAAGGAACAACATTCAGTGCTGATTTAAGTGGCACAGGCTATACTAAAAATGAAGTGCAAGGCAGAGCCGTTAGTGCTTTACTAGATAATCAAGGATTAAAACTTGCTAACAAACTGCTATTACCAGACGAAGATGCAACCATATCAAAATACATTTATGTTGTAGAGGATACGCAAACACAAACTGTTAACGGTGCTGTTTCTAGTTCCACTACTGTTGTACTAGATAGTATGGCAGATGTTTACGTTGGTGCTTTAGTTAAAGGCACAGGCATTAGTGGTGTCGATACAACAGTAAAAACAATTAATACTAGCACACTTACTATTACATTAAGTCAAGCAGAAACTATTGCAGACGGTGTAGCATTAACTTTTAATAACAGAATAAAATTAACAAGGATGCCACATCCAACAACTAATCCAGTTGGAGCAGTTGACGGCGACTCAAACTTTGTTCCGTGGACTCCAGTAACAGGCGACATTGTAGCTGTTCTGTTTGGAGTGCAACATCAAGGTAAAGAATACTACTGGTCTGGAACAAAATGGATTGTTGGTCAAAGAAAGACAAAAGTTAATTCAGCGCCATTATTTGCGGCATACGACTCTAGTAAAAAATCTGTTGGCAACGAAGTAACGTATCCAAGTTCATCATTCAAAGGAACTAAGTTATTTTCCTATAAGGACGCACTTACTAGTTCAACTAACGACAGTGTATTAGGATTCCCATTAGAATATAAAAACTTTAATAACTTTAGTGAAATTGTGTTTGATAATAACATGTCTAGTGATGTAATTAGTTACACACCTTTCGGCGGCACAACTACTAGCTTTGTAAAAGGTTATAGTTATTATAAGAAGACAGATACTGACGGAGTAATTACTTACGACACAGCATGGCGTGGACATAAAGACTCATTTAAACAGAAAGTGGAAGACGATTTTGAAGTATCGCAACTTGACATCGACAATAAACGCACACTCTGGAACCTTACTACTGTACCGTCTGATGCTACTAAAATTAGAGTAAAAGTAAATGGAATTCGTAGAGCAGACTGGACATACAACACTACGTTAAAAGCAATAGAGTTTACAACATTCAATGTAGTAAAGAATGATACTATTAGAATTACTACTCCAACAACTACTGGAATAATACAAGACAAGAAACGAACCGGGCGATATGAATTACCGTTAGGCTGGTATGCTAATACTGAAAAATCTGATGTATTAACTATTAGTGAACCGCAGTATTTAGAACATGTTAAGGACTATATCCAAGAGCAAACTAACATAGTTGGTAATGCTTTAGGTGATAACAATTTTGCTAGCCTAGATGACGATAAAACTCTTGCAAACAAAATTGTGCAAACAGACGACGATTTGCAGATGGCAGGATTCCTTGTAAGCAACGATAAATTTAACATTGTAGATGCAATGAAGTTTAACGGCGATGAGTATCTAAAATATAAAAACAGATTAAAGAAAGAAATTAAACGCTATATCGATGCTAACGATACAACAGTAATGACTGACCATGCAATATTGGAAGACGTTCTACAAAACGTCATAGCATACAATCCAGGTAAACTAGTATTTGACTACAGTTACATGTTAGCATTAGGCGACAGGTATGATGAAGAATTACTTCTTATTAATAATATTGTACAAAAAGAATACACACTATCTAACTTCTTAAATTTAGATAAAATAGAAAATGCTATTCATGTTTATGATCAAGATGCTAAAGGCAATGATGTATTATTATTAATAGATAAAGATTATACAATGGCTGGCAAACTCGGCGTGTGTACTCTATCATTTACAACAGAATATACGTTAACATTAGGCAATACTATTAAAGTTAGATTCTTTAACAAAAATAGAGAAAGTGCTCAATGTCCTCCAACTACATCTGCTATGGGTATTACACCTGTACAGTTACCAAAAATTATGTCTGATACATCATTTGCAGAAGCAATTAACGTTATAGTTGGACATGACGGCAGTAGAACAGTTGCAGACAACGATAAGCAAGATGAAATTTTATTAGAATTTGAAAAGAGAGTTTACAACAGCGTACAACAAGTTTATAGAGACAAACTAAATTATCCAGATTTAAATGTACACGATATTAGACCAGGAACATTTAGAAATACTGGTATTTCTAGAACTGCATACTACAACATTTTAAGAGAAAACTTTAACAAATTTATTGCAAGAAACGAAGCGGACTTTGTTGAAAACGAATATTACGATGTTGATAAACCGTTTACATGGAACTATAACTCAGGCACAGCAAACGCTGGGTACTGGAGAGGCATTTTTGAAGATAGTTTTGATACTGCTAGACCACATACGCATCCATGGGAAATGTTGGGACTTGTTAAAAAGCCAAGCTGGTGGGACACTCAATATATTACAACAACAAATACTAATTATGGTAGTGGCAACAAACCAATGTGGAGTGATATTGAAAACGGTATCATTAGGCAAGGCACCACAAAGAATGTAGATAATTCAGCATACAAAATTAATAATCCTTACAGACGTATTGGATTAAAGAGTATGTTACCAGTAGACGCAGATGCTAAGTTATTAGCACCAGCAAATATTTCAAGCACAGCGTCCACAACTAGAACCACAGTATGGACTCAAGCAGAGCTTGGCACAGCAACAGCTAGTGCAACTTCGTTTGTAGGAACTACAGACGGTTTACATATAAACGAAAGAACAGACGGCACCACTACGCACATTAATGTAACAACAAGTAACTTATTAAATCATGTTATTGGAACATTCCCTATTAGTAATAGTACTGCTTTTGTAGAAGACAAGACATCGAAATATACAATAAAAGTTATAGCAGATGCTACCGACGCCAATCATTACTCAGATGCAAGTACATCTACAGCGGCACAATTTGTTACAGCCACAACTACTGCTAAAACGCATACAGGTATTGCAGTTAACGGAGGTTTAGTATTTAACGGCAACACAGGTGTTACTATTGATACTACTAGCAATTGGCATTACAATGCTATGTACAGAAACGAAGTAGGCAGAGATACAGCAGGTGGAAACCCAGATGCAAATAACCGCTATGGTTATGTACAGCCTAGTCCAAAAACAGTTGGGCTTAGTGCATGGAGTACATCAACGCATAGTCCAATAATTGGTTGGGCATTTGATGGTTTGCCAATTTACGGGCCATATGGATATACAGACAGATTAAACGATACTAGTGATATTAAACGTTTAGTATCTAGTTATAGTTTAAAAACAAACGCAAGAGATACTTATGCACTAGGAGTAGGCGGAATACCTACAGGCGAGTTCATAGAGGACTATGTGTTCGATACTGCAACAGGTGACTTAGACGAATTTAATGGACGCTTTATGGTAACTCCAGAGTTTCCAAGTGGCGTATGGGCGTATGTTGCCACAATAGATACTGCTGGCGCTCCAGCATATCCGTACACCGTAGGTCCTAAGTTTAGATTTACTACAACTGACCTTGCAAACAACATATTAGGTGCAGGCACATTTGCTACAGCAGGCACAGAGAATTACTCATTAGTTAATACACAGACAACTACATACACTAGTGACGTTACAAAGGTTGCTAATGAATGGAAATTTGGCGATGGAGCTCCAGTAGAGAATGCTTGGAAGATGTCAGAGCAATATCCTTTTGCAATAGCAGAAGCATTATTCCTCACAAAGCCAGGTAAGTTTGCTAGTGTGTTTGCAGAGCCAGAAAAAATTATTAGAAGTTCAGCAAACCCTTTACAACTACTTGACAAAACAACATTTAAACGTTACCAAGTTAAAGATGCAATTGTACACGGTAATACTGCCGCTGACAATAAAACATTACTTACTAACACAGGGTATACACAATTTATTGATTCGTACTTACGATTCCATGGTATAAACACCAAAACAGAATTTGCTACTCCGTTTAAATCAGTTAACGGTAAACTAGGACATAAGTTTGCTGGCTTTGTTGACAAAGATACTATGACAGTATTCAGCGATAGCTACAGCATAACAGGTAATAGTTCAAGTTTAATTCTTCCACACGAAGATATTCAAGTAAGTGTTCACGTTGGACCTTACACAACTACAAACCAATACACTGGTGTAATAGTTGAGCTTACAGCAGACGGGTATTACAAACTTTCAGGATACAGCAGTACTAAGAGATTCTTTGAAGTTGAGCCTTCTAATAAAGAAGGGCAACGTACAGAAGTAAGTGTTGGAGGCGAACCAGCAGACTTTTCAAATTACGGGGCTACACTCTCATACAACGCAGGCGATATTGTTAAGTCTGGATACAACTACTACCAGGCAAAAAGTGCAGTTGCAAAAGCAACAGCAGTAACTAATACAGAATTTTATCAAAGGCTCAGCTCATTGCCAATGGTTAATGCCGCTGAAGCAACTTACTACTTAGAAGGAACTGGCGTAACAGAACGTGTAGAATACGGCACAGTTTATAAAACTATAGGCGAAGTATTTGAGTTCTTAACTGAGTTAGGAAGAAAGCAGAAAACACAAGGCTACGACTTTAACGACTTCAACAACGAAATAAATGATGTTAGTGACTGGGTATATTCAGGCAAGCAATTTTTATTCTGGAGTTTAGGTAAGTGGGCAACTGGTAATACATTAAGCCTAAGTCCAATGGCAAGAAAAATTAAGTTCACTTCCATTGAAGGTAGAATAAGCGAGATTGCAGAATCATTTAAAGGACAGTTTAGTATATTAGACGAAACTGGTAAAAAGATTTTACCAACAGACTGTTTAATTGTTAGAGAAGGAAGTACTATTGAAGTTACTCCACCAACTAACTCGCAGATTTTTGGAATTATTATCCATACAAATAGTATAGAACATGCTATGCTTATTAATAATAAGACTGTGTTTGGAGATACAATTTACGACACAGTGTTTGGGCATAGACAAAAAAGATTAAAAGTTAAAGGTAAGAGAACAGCAAACTGGACAGGCTCGTTAATGAGTGAAGGTTTCTTAATTACTGAAGATGGCTTAAAGCCAAACTACGATACACTTGCACAAGACATGGGTAGATACAATGAGATCGGTCATGTACCAGTTGAAAGACAAGTATACGAAGCAAGTAGACGACAGTATGGTTACACCGAAAGAAAATATCTAAGAGAGTTTGAACTTGTAGACGATAACCAATTCGATTTCTACAATGGTATGATTAGAGACAAGGGTACTAAGGCAAGTATTGAAAAATTACTTAACAGTGATAAAGTATTAGTTCCTGGTAGTATAGCAGTATACGACGAGTGGGCTCTTAAGTCTGGAGATTTTGGTGACGTTCAAAACAACCAGAGACTAGATATTAAAATACAAGATTCAGAAATTACAAGCGAAAATCAATTAATACAAATTGTTTATCCGGAAGATATTGTTAGTGTAATTAGTGAAGTGGAACTACTAGGTGCAACTACTAAATTCTATAGTGTACCTGTTTTAGAAATTGAAGGACCACCAGCAGAGATCCCAGGATCATTTATGTACGCAGGTGGAACAACTGCTGAAGCAACTGTTAACTTGAACACAGACGGTACTATTAAAGATGTTACAGTTACTGAACCAGGATATGGTTATACTATTAATCCTAGTGTAACAGTTGTAGCGGCACAGTTACTTACTGCAAATATTACAACTTACTTCAGTAAGCCGTATGCTGTTAGTAATGCATTCTTAGATAGCTCAGGATCCTTTAGTGCTAATGTGTTAACTGGTATAAGCATAACAGATAACTTCTCCGCAAATGCGGCATCGTTCATTGACCTCAGTTCGTCTAGTAATGTTACACTTGTTGCAGAAGCAATTAACACCAACGCTAATACCAACGCTAACGTTACAGCATCAGTACTTACACTGGGCACAGCGGCGTCCACTAACTACAAGTTACAACTTTCAGGTAACGACTTTACTGTAAGTAGTGCCAACGATGCACAAAAAGATGACCTTGTAAACAAATTAAAATTAGATAACTCAGCAGATATTATTCTTAATACTGGCTCTAAGCGTTTCCAACCTAGACAGCGATACAGTTTTGAAACTGCAAACGCCACAACGAACACTAACGTTATTGTTAATATCAATGGCACAACAGTAGTAGCCGTAGAAGAAGACAATACTGTTAATTGGGAATTCGATTCTGGTAGCAGATCAACTATTGTTCCTACTGAAAGAACAACATCTGGATCATTAGCATTTACTTTTGCTCCTGAGTCAGGCAACGTAACTAGTCAAGCAACTCCGGAAGCAGGTAACATTGCAATAGACAACTTACAAATTATAAACGGTAACTATCCGCATATAGAAGTGCTTATTAACGGCACACTAATAAGTGATGCTTTAGAGACAGACGGAACAAACGGTTTTGCAATAGATAATAATGCTGGTACTCATAATTCTACTATTACATTTTATGATGTAACTAAACTACCGGGTGGAGAGTTAAACGAAAATACTCCTATCACAATTATTGAAAGAGCAACAGTAGATTTTGCAGAAGCATATCAAGGTGACTTACCTGGTAGCACATTAAATATTAAAGTTAAAGCCGAGGATGCATTAGCGGCAAGACTAAAACAACAACGAACATTAGAAATAACACCAGACGACTTATCGGACTCGACTATATTAATTGACGTAGATGATAGCACAAGATTTATTCATAGACCAACAGATATGAAAACTAAAGACTTGTGGCCCACTACTAAAAATGTTGACTTCACAGGTATTACTGACAGCAAGTATACTCCACTACCAAACGCAGGTTACATATCCTCGTACAACGTGGCATACCAAGCAATGAACTTAAATGATTTTACAGGATTATTTGATATTGATTCTCGTCCAGCTAATAAGATACCTCAAGAAAATGATGTAGTACATTTTGCTGTTAGTGAGCATTCAGACTTTAATGCATACAAGTTAGTTCAACCCACAGGATTTGATGCTACTAGTAATGTTGCTTATATTAAATTCAACGATAATTTAGGTACAACAATGTTGTACACTGACATAAGTTTAGATGCTTATGCTAACTCAAACTACTTAACAGACGAAGCAAACATTACAAACTATTACGATAATGTTATAGCATTAAAACGTGAAGGCATTGCACTAGATAGTTATTATGCAAATATCGAACTTGCTGATGGTGACAAGATGTTTGATAACACTATTATGGAAGTTAATACTCCGGTTGGATACTTCTTAAATGAAGATCAAGTTGTTAAAAATTCTGTAACAATTTCAGGCATTGGATATAAAGAGCCGTTAAGATTGTTAATAGAAAAAATTGAGCCAACAGTAAGTGGTAATGTTTCAGCAGTAAACTATTATATTAATACTTCAGAAACGTTTGCTCTAGATGCCAACGTTGGTACTAGCAACACAGTTAACTTAACTTATACAGGCACTACTTCAATGAACGACTTTGAAGAAGGCTCGTATATAACGTTCACAGATTCAAGTACAGGTGCCTTAAACGGTAATACTTATAAAGCAAGTAATGTTACAGTAAGTCCGTCTACAATGGCAACAACATTAGTTGATACAACTGATACAGGAATTTATTCCACAACAATTAATGGTGCATTATCTAGTGCAACTACTATAATCATTACAGCAGGCGATAACACTATTCAAGTTGGACATGTTGTAAGTGGCTCTGGGATACCAGCTAACACTAAAGTTACTGCTATAACTGATGCAGTTACAATGGTAGTAGACACAGCAGTTACAATGTCAAACGGTGCGACTATACAGTTCTCTAAGAGAACAAATAATTACAGTACAGCAAATTCTATTATAACAACATTCACAGTTACTGAAAGTACTTTTAGTTCAAATGTTAGTTCAAGTGCATTAAGTTTAGCAGTTAATAACGGTTTAGTATTTACAACAGACATGAACACTTCAACAGTTGCAAACTTAGGAGTTGTTAAAATTAACAACGCAGGTTACTATTCAGGTGTATACAGAGTTGTTGGGAAATCAGCAACTACAATTAGTGTGTACGGAGATTTTGTAGAGCCTACAAGTGTTGTAGTTTCAGTAGGTACAACTAGTGGCAGTACAACGGCAACTATCGCTTCACCGAATGCAGTAGTAACATCCGGTATGCTAGTAAGTGGCGCAGGCATTACTGGAGGCACAACAGTTGCAGAAGTTACAGTAACAGGAGTGGTACTATCTCAAAATGCAACAGCGACAGGCACAGCAAGTCTTACATTCCAGGATAATGCATTTGGCAATGCAACTATGATGACAGACCAGGTAGAAGTTACTTTAGAAGAAGCACATACTTTAGACACAGATGGAACAGACACAATTGTAAACAAAGTTATAAACATTGTTGACATGGAACCGAACTATTATAACTGGGCATGGAAAGTTGAATCTGTACCTAGCTCTACTGTTATACGTTTAGAAGGATTTGGGTTTGACCATCCGTACGCAACAGGCGGAATTAGATATGTTTCAGAAAAAGAATATAAAGTACACGGCACAGATACATTGCCAACAACAGGTGGCGCAGATTCAGAAGCATACTTAATATCAAAACATGATGGCGATATTATGGTTAATGGAGCCAAAGTTGCAACAGCGTTCCCAATGCATACTTCACAAGAATATGCAGATGAGATTAATAGACAGATGGCTATTAAGTCGGGAGCATTAGTACAATGTGATTCCATGTATATGTCCTTAACAGGAATTACTGGAATAATGAACCAAGTAAATAAACTGATGAGGGGCGGTTCAGCGTCGAAGGGCGGCACACCGTATTTCCAACAAGGCGGCGCAGGCATGGGCGGTGCCGGTAAACCAAATTCAAGTATAGGTCATTCTTTACCAGTGCTTCCATTTGTGAGTGGAACACCTCTAGTAAATAATATTATTCCTAACATAACAACACAAAATCCTATACCTTCTGCAGTAGGCAGAGGTGTAGCATATAATACTTTACAGCAACAGCTTGTACATACAGGACTTGGTTATCCTCAGATGCCATCGAATCCACCTGCTCCAGGCGTTAGTATTCCGGTGATAGCGAATCCGATACCGACACCACCACCAAACAAAGGGTGGCCTTTTACTGATCCAGCTGGCAACCCACTACCGCCACAACCGATTCAAACAATTGTTCCACCATCAACAATTAGCAAGGGACAGACAGGCCCAGGTGCAAGTGTGGCAACTACAGGCACAACTGTAGTTGACTGGACACCGTTAATATCTCTTACACAGCACGATGATCCGTGTCCTCCACCTCCTCCGGTACCACCGAAACCTCCGGTACCACCAGTTACATCTGTATTTGTAAATGAGATGAACACGCAGGGCAGAGGACAAACAGAAACATTTAAGTACAAGTTTGCGGAAGACACTTCTCAAACATATCCAGTTAGAATATTGTTTGATATGTATAGTGCTAAAGATAGACTAACAGTTTACCAAAGTACTCATGCAGGATCGACTGGATCTAAGATTGCAGGCACAGGCGTTGCAAGTACATTAAGTCCTATAGACAAAGTAGATATACATGCATGGTCAGGTGTTAAATGGCAAATATCAGCTGGAATGACACCGTGGCAACAAAATAATGTTGGCCCTGGTCAGTTATTAAATCAAGGTTATTCAGAACATGGTAACGGCTTTGTTAAAGAAAATGGCAAAATATCATTTACATATGATGCTAGTAAAGGCAGATATATTACTATTACTCTAGACAAAGATTCGAAGACAAGTACAGCATTTAAATATTACATGGAACATCCAGCAGACGATGTTAACGGAGCCGGCTACCCAAGTAAGGGATCAGTTGGAGTTGGTAATCCTCCTCCAAACGGAAATCAGAATACTAATTTGGTAACATTGGCAAACCAAACACAGATACACGGCTTTCCTTTATACCCACCCATAGCAGGCATGGCGCATAACTTTATAGGTGGCTATTCTAATAGCAGATTAAACGTAGGACAGAACATGGTACACCTAGGAGGCTCAGGCGGCTATGGTGGAATGGGATCTATTAATCTCCCAATATACAAAACATACCCTATTAACCAAGCACCATCAGGAGTTCCTCAGTTCGGTGTTAACGGCAATATGACCAGCGGAGCAATATTTGGCGGAACTGGTTTAGTATCTGGTGTAGGTCTTAATCAGAAACAGAACAATACAGCAAGTACTAGCTATCTTTCATTAACAGCTTTACAGAAGAATTCAACATCAGGCACAGTTGCTCCAGTAAGTGGAACAGTTAATGTACCAATTTGTAAGCCTAAAGCTAGAGTTAAAATATGTGGACAAACTAAAATGGTTGGCGCCGGTGACTCGTTCTTTATTAACGGTGATAGCATATTGCTAAGTGGCTCAACTAAATTAACAGCAATTAAGAAAGAGATACTAAGTCAAACAACATCAGTTAACGTTCTTATTACTGTAGATTCAGCAACTAAAGAAAAGTGCTTAATGATTAGAAACAAGTTATCAGATCCAATGATAATTAGAAATGGTTGTGCAGGCGGAATATATAAAGAAGTGTTAGACTATTCTATTAAGCAAGATAATCAAGTATGCTTTAATAAAGAAACAACACTAACACCAACTACAACTGGCGCAGGCGCAACTAGACATACTGTCAGCGGCACGTCAAGTACGTTGGATGTTGCTACACATGTTACATCATATACTACTAATACTGTAACAGCAGAACAAAACAGACAAGCTCTTGTTAAAAGCAGTATTTGTATTACAGCAGGTACAGGTTACGAAGTCGGAGCCATAATGAGACTTATGGGTGGTACACCTGTAGTAAGTCAAGGCGTTAGTCCAATTGAGGAATTCACAGTTAATAACCCAGGCAGTGGCTACCTTACAAATGGAATGGCTACACCTATAACGTTTAAGATTGGACAACGTGGCGAACCAGGTGGTGGAGCATTAGTAGACTATGACGCAATCACTTACGATTCAAATGGCGGAATAGCTTCAGTAGGCTTGAAACTAGGAGGCTCTGGCTATAGCATAGATAATCCTCCAACTATTACTGTTAGAGGACAAGGTAGAGATGCGGAAGTGTCCGCGAGACTTAAACCCGGGCCAGTTATGGAGAGACCTGCTAAGTTTGTTATTACAGGCGTTGACGGCTATGGCGGCATAACAGATATACAAGTTATTGATAGAGGCATATACAAAATATTCCCAAGTGACTTAGACGCTGGCGTACCAATACAGTACGATATTAAACGTAAAACAACAGGTGTAAGCGACAGTGATACTTTGGGCACATTGAATAAGCCTGGTGCAGGTTCAGGCGGTAGAGTATTCTTAACAGCAAGAGATATTCCTAGCTGTAGCGAAGCCGGTAATGCACTCAACGATTTAGGACTGCCAAATGGCATGATTCTTCCGCGTTCCCCATTAGGACAATTAGCAGATGACATTACTTTATGGAGTCCATTAGACGAAAATGGTGACCCTTGGTTCGGAGCAGACGAAGTACAATACGGACCGGACGGACGACCTTTAAATCCAGATGGAGATAATAACGGAGACGGCAGAAACGGTAGCAGAGGATTAGGCGGAGCAGGCTTCGGAGC